AGCTGTCCAGGTCTACTCATGGTTGTACGTGCCAGATGAGTTCCATTGTGGGTTCCCTTGTTTCAATAACCGGATGAGATTGAAGGATGGGGCCAGCAACGAGTGGACGATCTCAAACGTCCCGGTGATGCAGAACAGGATTAATCTGAAGGATGGTGACTCAACGTCACCGACGCCATCCAATGTTCCTGTGTTCAATAACCGCATTAGACTTCCTGGGGTGAGGGTGTTCCTGTGACGATTCCGTTGCCTCCGATCCGGGCGAAGATGCAGCTGCTGATGTATGAGACGTTGGCGGACGAGCAGTCTCGTGGCGACTGGACGTATGAGGCTGTCAGGCCGATGCCGGTGCCGCCTCCGCCGTGGCATCCCGGCCAGCATGTCAGGGGAGACTGTAGTAAAGGCGTTCAGTACATTTGCCGGTGGTCGCCGGGTGCCCCGGATCCGATGATGAACGACTGGGGGCCGTATGGGAACTCGCAGACGCTGTGGATCAAGCTGCACCATGTGGACGCCCCGGAGGAGCTGGAGGTTGGCGACATCATCACCTTCGGCGTTGACGGGGAGGATCACGCGACGATGGTGTTGCAGGATGGTGCTGATCCGCTGCTGTGGAGCTTCGGCCGTCAGGGTGCACCGAACAAGTACAACCTGTCTCAGGATCCGAGGCCACGTCAGTTTCTGACGTTGCACATCGTGGAGCCTCCGCCGACCCCGCAGGACAAACTCCGTGCAATGACGGGGTTTTACTCGTGGACGGCGTGGCGTTTAGGGGAGGGCCCTTGGAGGAAGTACGGGGAGAGGAATCCTGTCGTTCGTCCTAACGTACCTCGGCGTATCCCGTTGGACTGGTGGAAGCGTTACGCACAGTTCCTGGCCAATCGCAAGAAGCCTCTCTGACGATAGTCAATCCGTGGCCGAGGGGAACGGAGAATACGTGACTCGTCGCGAGCTTTACTTGATAACCAAGCCGATAGAAGACAACGTGGGTGAGATTAAGGCTGATGTGAAGACGTTGTTGGCTGCGCAGGCTGGCTCAAGGGCGCTCTCTACCTACCAGCGGTGGCTGTTCGGGACTGTCTTCATCGGTATTTTGGCGATCCTTGCGACCCTTTTGGTGATCGCGCAGGGAAAATGAAGGGCGCTCCACCGTTCCTCCTCACTACGAGGATGGCTTTCACGAACCTCTGTTTGATCTTTTGTTTGGCAGCTGTCACGTTGTGGAACACGATTGATCTGCGCAACACCGACGGCCAAGCGTGCGGCAGACACAATCAGATCATCGACGTGATCGTTCAGAACCTGACGACTGCCTACCTTGGCCCGCATCATTTCAACGACCCAGCCGATAAAGCCCTGCGGAAAGAGGTTTACCTCACTCAAACCAACCAGCTGCGAAATACGCGCTGCGGGAGGGAGCATCAATGAACTGGCTGGCACTTCTCGACACAATCCAAACACCACTACTGACGGTCATTAACTCGATCGCTGCTCTGTTGATTGCGTTCAACGTGGTCTTTACGCAGACGCAGCTTGCCGCCACTGACGGTGTTGTGAACGCCGTTCTGTTCCTGGCGATCACGATTGTTGGTGCTGTACAGGCGAACAAGACGAAGGCTGCGGCTGCGGCCACCCCCCCGGCTAAATGACTGGTCTGCTTGGTAAGAAACCAGCTACCCCTGACAGCCGGGACATCACCTTCAAGGGGCTGAAGGCGGAACAGGCCGCGCTGCCGACCCCGCCTGCGACGTTCGGTCACGGCACGATCTTCGGTGACGGCGAACAGGCCTGGGATTGGCAGATGAACGGAAACGGCCCTGACAACACCGTTGCCCCTGGCTTCCAGGGTGCGGGGGATTGTGTGTTTGCGTGCGGGGCGCACACGACCCGTGAGACGAACAAACTTGCTGGCCGCTCGGTGACGATTACGGGTAAGGAGTCGATCGCTGATTACAGCGCCGTCACCGGCTACGTTTTGAACGACCCGAATACGGATAACGGTACGGACATGCGGGTCGCTATGAACTACCGTCAGAAGGTCGGCCTATTGGATGCGGCCGGGCATAGGCACAAAATTGGCGCCTATGTCTCTTTGACGGCGGGTGACTGGAACGAATACATGGAGGCTGTCTACATCTTCTCAGCCGTTGAGATCGGTTTCCAGTTTCAGCAAGCTCAGTATGACCAGTTCGCTTCGGGTACATGGGACTACGATCCCAACTCCTCGGTGATCGGTGGGCACGCGATCCCTGGCTTCGGCCGGAACGCCGGACGCGGCGGAGTAGTGTCGTGGGCAAAACACCTGTGGATCACCGAGGCGTTCTACACCAACCTGGTAGACGAGGCGTGGGGGATCGTATACCCGGAGGAGCTGAAGAACGGCAAGAATGAACGCGGCTTCGACCTGGCAGGTTTGAACGCCGCCCTGCAATCTCTGCAATAGGAGGTACGGGTAATGAGCATGTCGTGGGTTACAGTCACCGACGAGAACGGCGTTGATTTCGACGCTCTCACGAACGGCGTGAAGAACGAGCATGACCGGATCTGCGCCTGGGTGTTCACCGATAAGGCGTCGGGCTTCGGTGACGACGTTGGACGGGTGAACTACAAGGAGAACCTGCAGAAGCTCGACGACGGAAAGTACGGCGCATGACCGTCGGGTTCGGCAGTTTGTTCATGGTCGCTGCGCTGGTGTTGTTCATCATCGCTGCGATTCTGGCGTTCGGGGTGTTCTCAACCCATGTGACGCTGCTGACGCTGATCGGGTTGGTTGCTTCCGGGCTGGCCTGCCAGGTACTTGCGGGAGTGTCGTGGCCGGTGGTACGCTCTCCGGGTTGACAGGTGGGTGCGGGCGCACAAAAAAGGCCCCGGCGTAAGCCGGGGCCTTTTCTCTGGGGAGAGAGCCGTCAGACCCCAGACTTCTAAGTTAATGACCGCAGGTTCCAGTGTGACGCCCCTATGCACGGTTGATCCTAAACCTCACCATTTTCGCCTATCCACGAGTTAACACTCGATCGACGGAGCGAGGCTCCGTAAGGCTACTTAGGTCACGTAGTCCATCGGTTGTCATAGGGATCTGAGAACCTGCGGCCGCTACCCGGCTGCTTCCTCGGGAACCTTGCGGTCTTGCCGCGTGAGAAAGAGAACGTGCCAATTTCTCAGCTCCGTCATTGGTAGCTCGACAGCCAGAGGCGTTCCTCCCCCGCAGGGGCGCTTAACCATCAACACCGTGTAGCCAAGGCCCCCGCTCCAACTGCTCGGTACACGGGTGCCCCTCTTTCGTAAGGCTGGGGTATTCGCCTGTGCCAGCTGAGCGATCGTGGTAGCTCATACTGGCCCGGTCGGGGATTCGTCCACGATCAACGGCCGACCTTTCGGTGACAGCGGCCCCCTCGTGGCGCTTACCCCAGCCTCACGCCTTAAGTTCGTATTCGATTGCTTTGTGCTTCTGATGCCTGAAGCGCTTCCTGCTGGACTCGTTCCACCAGCTGCGCCAGCTTGCGTGATGCTCAGTATACGGCGTCCGTTTCCGCATCGAACCTTTGCCACGCGCACAATGGCAGGCTTTCGCGTCCGTTGGCGGGCAACGCCAGTCGTACCTGTGCAACTCCATTTCGTGCTTCCAACGCTTGAGCATGATCGCTTCTTCGCGCTGGCTGTGCCACCTCTGCATATGAGACCCCTCTTGGGAGTGTTACGTCTTACTTGGTCTCATCACTTCATCCTCCCGTCGCAGAGTTTGCACTTGCCTGGCCTGCTCGACCGGTGCTTGCACCGTTCGCACTCTCGTTGCTTGTAGCGCATCGCGTAGAACTGGTTGCGCTCTGACTTTTCACGCTTGGCGTCTGTTTTAGACAATCAGCATTGGGGTGGCTTTCACACCCCGGCTAGTTCTCAGGATGGCCGATGAGCAGGATCGCTCGTTCGTACCACTGCACTATGTCGTCGAGCGTTGTCTGCGGGTCGTCGTTGTACTGAACAACCCAGGCGTCGGCTTGCCACTTCTCTCGCTGGGGGTTGCGCTCTTTTTGTTCTTTCACCCATTCGGGTGGGATCGCCCTGGAGAGTGCGCTGATCACCTGCTGGTAGGTGCGTATTTCTTCGCCTGGGATCACTGGTATGGCATACATGGGGCCAAGATCGAGCTTCAGGTCGGCCATCTTCTGCAGATCCTTCACCCCTGCGGGGGTGGTCCCTGACGTGGTGACCGTGCCGAGCGTGTCGATGTGAACCGTGATCGGTGCTTGCTCACCGGCTTTGATCTTCTCGATCAGGTCCTTGGCGTTCATCTGATCGACCATCTTCTGGGTCGCGTTGGGACCCAGGATCATCTGCCAGGTGTTTACCGAAGCCACCCGAGAGCCTTCTGAGCAAGCCCTGCGGTGCAGTAGTGGCCCCGTCCGTCGGTAGTACGGGACTGGATCCAGCGGCCCCCTCGGGCGAGCGAGATCATATCGTTGATGATTGCCTGGACGGGGGTCGGTTCGACCCTGACAGTGGTCGTTTCAGCCGGGGCTTCGACTGTTTCCTGAATCTGGGTTAACGTCATTTTCTGACGTACTCCTTTCTGGTGGTGTGGGTTAACTGGGAGCCTACCGCACTACGGTGTGAGAAGCGAGCTTGGTAGGCCCCCAGTTCTAGCTCCCGTAGGGATGGGGCGGGCGACGGAGCAGAATGCCGCCCGCCCCGTGACGCAGCCAACCGGCAGGGGGCTGTCTGCGCCCTCCTTCCCCCACGGGAGGAGCTTCTAAAGCCAGTCGGTAGGTGAGTGGGCGATCGGGGGTTCGCTGTAGCTGCCCATGTTGCTGATCCCCATGCCGCAAACGAACCGCCACATTTGGTATCCGGAGAAGATGCAGCCGAGGACGGCTTCCAGCGCCGGAATCCCCAGCAGGTGTCGTTTTTCTTTATCTGTGATCCCTGCTTCGGTGAGGCATTCGTCGCAGACGCAGCCCATGTTGTTGGGGCGGACGATGGTGCCCCAGGTGCCTGAGTTCATCCAGCCGCATACCCGGTCACCGAAGCGCGTGTCTCGCGTCGATGGTGTGTCTTGCCGGAACCAGCCAACGTGCAGGAACGGTGCGGTGTCTTTCTGGTACAGGTAGTAGGTGGTTTGTCCGTCGGGTGCCTGGACTGTCAGGTGGCCTTCGGTCTTGTATTCCTCGACCAGTTTCGGGATGGGGTTGAGGTCGTAGGGGGACGGGACAGTCGCAACTGCCCCGCCCCTCCTGACCTTCCTAGCCCCCGACGAGTCCCGTAGTGACCTGAGCGGAGACAACACCGGTCTCCCTCTCGATCTTCTCGATCTCGTCGAACGAGCTGACCCGCTCGCCCTTCCCCGGCGACTTGAACGCGATGCCCAGCATGCCGGGTGTCGCCATTGCCGAGTCGAACGCCGCACGAGCCGCCGCACGATCCTGCACGTCGCCGTTCCAGGAGAACTCCTCCTTCACGTCGCCGCGCTTGATCGTCAGGACGCCTGTCGCTTCGCCCATACCGAACTCCTTTCTGACCGTCAGTTTCTGACGGTGCCACCGGAGCGCCGTCCCTCACTCCCGTAGGAATGATCCGGTGGCACCGCCCTGACTAGGCCGGTGCCCTTGGCCTAGCTCTTCGCCGGATCGAGCAGCCGATCCTGGACGTTCTCGCGCACCGCGATCGTTGCGGCCTTGGTGACCTCACGGCCGAGCACGTCTGCCAGCTCGTGCCGTTCCTGCGTGTCCCTGGCCCCGGTCATCTTGTCGTACTGGGGCCGCAGGCCAACTGCGGCGTGCACGAGGTCTTCCGTGGTCACCTTTTCGTCGCCCGGAGAACCCTTCATCCTGGCGATCAGGTAGCGCACGGCCCGAGTTGAGAGCTCGGTGACGAACGCGGGCTTGTACCCCTCGGCTGCCTCAAACACTGCGTCCCAGTCGATTCCGTCGGCAAGGGATTCCTCGATGCACGACTGGACGAGCTTGGCAACTCCTTCCACGTCGAGGTCGTTAATCTCGATCATGGCGTCGAGGCGTCCCGGTCGCACCATGCCCTTGTGGATGCGCTCCGGGTGGTTGGTGGTGAGGATGCAGAGGATGCGCGTGCCCTTCGCGCTTACCCCGTCGAAGTCGTCCAGCAGTCGTGAGATCGCCTCGTGGCCTCCGGCTTCGGGGGCCGCGACCTGATCGATGTCTTCGTAGAACACGACCGAGGGCTGATACAGACGGGCGGTCTGCATGACTTCACCCAGATCGTCCCGGCCAGGGCGGGCCTTGATGAACGTCCAGCCATTCGCCACCGCCTCCTGACCTGTGAGCGTTGCTGCGAGCGTCTTGCCGGTGCCGTATGGCCCGTGGACGAGGACGGCCCGCTTGAGCGGGATGCCGAGGCGCTCAAACTCGGCGGTGTGCCGGAGCTGCGCCCAGACGTTCGCTTCCAGCTGGGTCATCACCTCTTGCGAGTAGACGACCTTGCGGGGATCGACGGCGGACAGATCGACGAACTCGGGGAACTGCTGCCCGTCGAAGGCACGGCCCCGGTACATCGAGCGTTCCTTCAGCTCCAGCTCGATCAGCGTGAAGATCCCCTCGACGGCTGCCTTGTACTTCTTCGGCCCGTTCGCATAGAGCATGAAGACGTTGCCGAAGTCGTTGCGTCCCGTCTCGGTCTGGAAGAGCAGGCCGGGGAACATCGGGAGTGCAAAGGTGCCCCAGGGGATCTGCTCCTGCTTGTCCACGTCCACGTTGATCGTGATCATGGCCGGAGGCTCAACCTGCGGGCCGAACATCGTCTGGTACACGGTCTCCTGGTGGCCGACGATGCCGAACACGCGCTTCAGCGCCTGCCACATGCACCAGGCGCCGTCCCAGGGCCGGTAGTTGAAGGTGCGGGAGAAGACGGTCTCTTTCTCCATCTCCTGCCGCTTCTTCTCCAGGAAGCCGATCGCGCCTTTCAGGTCCATGTTCTCCGGCAGAATCAGCCGGTTGCCCTGGTAGGTCACGTCGTCGTCGTCGTACAGCTTCCCGCCTAACTCTTCCAGGCGGCGACGGATTTCCTTCTGCGCTCGCGCCGCTTCCTTCTTGTCGTGCTGGTAATTCACCTCAATTGTTGCCATCTGCCCTCTCTCCGTGGGGAACGTCAGTTTCTGACGTTGGGTTCTGTTTTGGTTGCGGACGTGCTTCTAGGGCTGCGTCGTCTGAACCTCCTGAGAGTGGTGGGGGCCAGCGTCAGTTTCTGACGGGCCGTGGCTTTCGCGGGGCGGGAACCGATCGCTCTCGTCAGCGAGGGATCAAGGATTTCCCACTACAAGAACTATATCAATACAGTTGGGTCACTTGCAAGTTCTTACAGGCCGGAGCCTGCGGGTCTGCACCCCCAACAATTAGCGCAGCCCGCAGACTCCTGCCGTTCCCCACTCCGACCAGGAGTGGTGGTCTCTCAGCCAAACCAGGTAGGCGTAGTACAACTGTTCCCTGGGGGACACGTTGAAAGGGTAGTTCGCCTGGTCGCCTGGATGGTCGAACGCGAGTTCGTGCGGGCCACCGATCTTCTCCCAGGTGGACTGCAGGAACTGCATGCCGCCGAAGTAGCGGTTTCCTGTGTTGTCGTTCCACGCGCCTTCATGCGAGTGGATGCAAACTGCCTGCTTCAGCCACCACGCAGGCGCATGCCATGTCTTCGGCATGGCGGCGGTCGCGGTGGCAGTAACTACGCATATGAGAACGAGCAATAGGGTTGCAAGAAGCCTCAGCTCCCCCCCTTGTCCTAGTAGGTCGCCCCCCCGGTTAACTCACGGGGGGGCCTTCCTGTTTCGGTTTGGAGAAAGCTATCGGCTCAGATGGTCGGCTCTTGTGCGCCGCCCTTGCTGAGCACCGCCTTGCCCCGGAGCATCCAGGAGAGACGGTTCCGCTCACGCAGACCCTCGTTGTACAGCTCCACGATCGAGCGGTACACGTTGATCCAGAGCGACCCGCCCATCGTCAGCCCCGTCTGCCGAGCGCGGCCATGCAGGTTCGTGATGCCGATGCCTTTCAGCTTCGTCACGAGCCGACCACGATCAGATTCTGACGAGTGTTTGGCGATGAACCAGAAGATGCCTTTGAGAACAGACGACTGCGCGTTCTTGCCGCCGACATGCTCCCAAGTGTCACGAACAACTTCCAGTGTTTCTCCGAGCAGAGCCCCTGTCTCGTCCGCCCGGTAGAGAGCCTCGATGGTGGCGATGCAGTTGATCCCCGTCTCCTGGGGGGTCTGGTTGATTTCTGCCCCGTAGCGTGCGAGCAGCTTCACGATCGCCATCGACTCCGGGTCGCCTGCACGAAGCTGGGCCTTGAACCGCTCAAGCGGCCGGTCACCCAACTTCACGTTCGTCTTGAGGCGGAACATCGCCTCGACCTTGCCAGGGTCGGGGAACTTCTTGCTGTCCCGCAGGTTGATCACGCGGGCGTCCAGCTCCAGAATCCCCTGCTTGACGGCCGCGTTGGTGCGGTGCTGACCGTTGACGATGAACAACCCGCCATCCACTTCCTCGTCCTTGCGCGGCCCCCGGTCGGAGACGAGCAGGAGTTCGGAGGCGACGAGATCCCAGTTGTTGGCGATCTCATCGACGAGAGCTTGAGAGAACTCCCGCTGGTAGGTCATGTCCGGCCGGAGCAGGGCCAGCTTCACCTTCCTGATCTCGGATGCTGCGTGCAGCTCTTCAACCAACGTCGGCTGAGCCATTCTTGCCCCCCTTCCACTTCTTCAGTTCCGCAGCGCCCTTGGCTGTGCGCTGCCACACCTGCTTCCCGCCTGCCGAAACCCCCCTCTCCTTGCAGACGACAAGGCCCATCAGGTGAAGCACCCGGAGCCTCGCGGAGAGCATGGTGCTGGTGATCGCCTTGCGCTGCTCGGCTGTGAACTTCTTGAGCAGGTTCGGCACAAGCTCGCCGTTCGGGTAGAGACCCATGAACAGCGATCCCTCATCGGGCAGGAAGCCGATGATGATGTAGTCGAGCGGATCGACCAGGGCATAGTTGCCGGAGGCGATCTGCTCCTTGATCGAGCGTGGTGTTGGCACTCAACCCCTCTTCTTTCGTGACCGTCAGAAACTGACGGTCGGCTGAATTGCCCTGTCGTGGTGTGCTTTCGCCCACCTTCACTACTTTAACACTTCAGTAGTGTCTGTGTCTACTTACGGAAGTGGCTTGGTGCCTTTGAGGTTCAGGCTTGCCAGCTGCGTTGCCATCGTGCGCACGGCTGTGCGGATCACGTCGGACTTCTTGCAGCCCAGGTATTCGGCGCACCACTCGATCAGCTCATGGTCCCGCTGGTAGAGCGAGTACGAGCCTGTCTTGGTGGATCCCCGGTATCCCGTAAGTGATGTGCTTCCTTCCACGTCCACATCCTTTCGTTAGGATTAACTTGTGGACGCTATTGAAACACACGCGATGATGATTCGCCACCGGGCAGCGTTGAACCTGCTTGTGACGGCACCAACGGTCGAAGATCGCCTTCGGCTTCTGGATCAGGTTGTCTGCCCTGGCAACGATCTGTTGCAGGCGTCTCTATCCGAAGCTCGACGGCTTGCCGTCGATCGTCCCGCCAGCGTTCTTGTACGTGATGTTCCCACGCCCGACCGTGAAGTTCGGGATGGGAATGGTGCACGTCCCGCTACTCGTCCATTGCCCCGGCTGGATCGTGAACGTGCCGCTGCTCCCACCGGAGTTCGGTGGGCTAAACGTTGACACGTACCAGGGTGGGTAACTAGCGGTTACATCAGCGTCGGGTTCTAGCCGAAAGACTTGACCAGAATCTCGATGCGCTCCATGTTCCCGATCTCTTCGTCGGGAATGGCCCTGGCAGCGTAGGCCTTGGCCTCCTCCAGGTCGTTCGCGAGCACGGTGGTCGGGCTGACCAGGACGGCGGCGGGGTCTGTCACCACGTCGTCGCGGTCGAGGAGGGCCTGCTTGATCACTGCGTACTCGTACAGCTTCATTGCCGTAAACCTTGCCATCAGAATCCTCTCTGTATCTCTTTCGTGAGAACTGCTGCTTTCACCGCGATTTCGCGGAAGGTTAATCGATTTTTCCTACGTCTGTTGCACCCCCTTCGGTCTGTGCAGAGAACCTCTTGAGCGGTCCCGATCGGGTATCCGCAATTTAGACACCAGGCAACCTGTGACACCTCACCCCCTCTGATAGTAGAAGTCTAAACCTATCAAGTCGGAGTGACCTGCACAAGTTAATCTGTTAGTAAGTCCGCCGCAGTAGACGCATCTACGTTGATATTTCAGATAGTTCTTCTGCTGGCTCAACGACGACTTCGATTCTGGGGTTGGCGGACTTGATTTTGATGTAGTTGCCTTGGACGACTTGGCTGTCATCGTCGAAGACGCCGCCCTTCATCAGCCCGTCCAGCACCGATTTCAGGCAGTTGTCGCCGTCGAGTTTCTTCTTGGCGGTGAAGAACGCGACGGAAACCTGGACAGCCTGCGTCCCGTATTTCTCGCGCTGCGTCATCGCCATCATCGCGATCGAGTCCTCGTAGACCCTGGTGTCCGCTGGCGTGTAGATGGTGCCGGTTGTTTTGTTCAGTCGCGGCCTGCCCTTCGGCACAGGCTCCCCGAGCAGAACGAACTTCATGCGTCTGCGAGTACATGATCCGCGTGCTGCACGAAAAGCGCGAGCGCGGTTGACAGGATCGCGTACTTCACCTTCTTGCCGTCGCCGTAACTGATGCCCACCCTGTCAAGCTCGTCGCGTGCGGCCTCCAAAAGCTCGTCGAGAACGTCCGCTCCGTCCTCCCAACGCTCTGCTGGCACCGAGACAGCCCACGTTTTGCGCTCTTTCGGCTTCTCCGGGTCGTTTTCGATCTTCGGCTTCGGCAGCGGGCGCTCACAGGTGGGGCAGACAGCCCGCTCGTCGTGCACATGGCCGTTGCTTTCTGTCAAGACCGGGACGTTCGGGAAGAGAATGTCGTCGCCAACGTCAGAAACTGACGCCATCGGCGGCTGGTACTTCATCATCTGCGGGAACTCGGACTTGCTGTCGATCCACTGGAAGCCGTTGAACTGCTCAAACCAGATGGTGACTTCGTTGTTTGTGACCAGCTCGTGATGGGCGAAGCAGAGCGGCATCTTGTTGCCGGTGACGCGGCCGTCCGGGAGGCGAACCCAGTCGAAGGCTCCGCCCATCATCCCGCGTGAGAACAGGTGGTGTGCGTGGTCGGCTGGTCGTGTGCAGCCGGGTGCGGCGCAGTACGGGCCGATCTTCGGCAGCTCCTGCGGCCATTCCTCAGCGGTTAATCCCTGGACGTTTACGCGATCTTCGATCGGAAACTTTGTCAAGCTGACCCCTTCCAAGCTACGCAGTTTTTCCCGTAGCTCGGTCCGAATGAGCAGTAGGAACATGCCCAGTCGTGGTACAGCCCGTTTACCGGCCACGGTGTATCGGGGCCGTATCTTAACCAGAGGTCGTTCAGGGTGTAGGCGGCTTGCTGGATCATCAGCGCGGTCGCGTCATGGTCTGCGCTGTCAAGCCGCAAACCCGGCTCGTAGTAAGGGGTGATGACCTGCGGGGTGACCTGTTTGGTCACGACATGCCACTCGACTGGCTTCGCGTAGGCCATCGAGTAGATGCGTCCCTGCGTCAGCCATTTCGCTTTCGGCTTCTTCAGCCGCGCCCCAGTCGTCTTCCGCTCTATAAGAGTTTCCTTAGTTTCCACGTCGGTGTAGCCGACGACGGGGATGGGAACGTCAGGGACTCGTACTTCAAATCTTTCCTCAACGTTGATCGGCTGGACAGACGGGGAGGCCAGGTCGTGGTAGGCCTCCACCATCTGCCAGCCGTGTTCCCGTGTTTGCACGGGGTCTTTGTCTCCGAAGTCTGGCTCCTCGTCGGACTCCAGATACTCCTTGTCCCAGGTGCGGTGGTACGCCCCGGCCATGTCTTCGATCGTCAGGTTTTTGGCCGTGACGATCTTTTGGGTGAAGTTCTCCTGGTGGGTTTTGTGATCGACGGAGCCGATGAACTTGTCGATCCCCCAGGTTTCCGGGATGCGTTTGATCCTACGCAGCCTGAACTGTTCTGGACAGGTGATCAGCAGCGAGATCGCTGACGCGGACAGATGTTGGAACGGTGCGTCCCAGCCGGAGAGTCTCACTCAGAACGGAATGTCGTCGTCGGTGTCGAACAGCGGCTTGTCGGCTTCTGGCCCTGGGTCGGCAAAGAACTTGTTGCCGGTCTGGGTGGTGCCTCCGTCAGAAACTGACATCGGGACGATCTGTGGCTTCTGCCCGGTCATGAAGTAGTTCAGCAGCGTGTCGCAGTTGGCCCAGAACTCGGTTGCGGACGGTGAGATGAGAGCGGAGACCTTGGCTGCCGCTTGCCGCATGATCCTGATTTGTTTGTCACCGTCAGTTTCTGACTGGGTGATGGCAGGGTTCTGCACATGGCCTTGGAAGGCCGTGGTGGTCTGTGCGCGCTCCTGCGGGAGCCTGAAGTCGGTGGACTGCGGCTGTTGTGGCTGTCCGTTGCCTGGGAAGATGTCGTCCAGGTAGTAGTTGGTGTAGCCGTTGTTGTTCTGTTCTTCGTGCCCTTGGATCTGTGCGGGCTTGCCGATCAGGTTGGCTGCTTCTTCGGCCAGGTCGCGCCTGCCGGTTGACCATTTGACGTTGTTGTGGTCAACGATTTCGTAGAGCGTGAACGGCTTGTTGTCTCGTTTGCGAACGAGGTCGCGCTTGTTGACGGCCTTGATCATTGTTTCTTGAAGCAAGATGCCTCCCTTGGTGGTGGGAGGTTAATTCTACATCAAGCGTCAAGCCATTCTTCGTAGAGCAGCACAACTTCGGGGAAGACGAGTCGGAGTAGGTGCAGGTTTTGGTGGTCGGCTTTCTGGCAGAGGCGGAGCAGCTGGGCGGTGAACCAGTCGCCGTGGCCTTCCATGATCGCGTCGATGTTCTCTCGATCCCAGTCACTGACCACGGTACTCACGTCTCCATGATTCTTTCTGCCATTCCTGCAGGCGCTCCCAGGGGATCAGGTCGCGGGGGCCGATCGTTTTGAAGTAAAGGTCTTTGACTTGTTCTTCGTCGTCACGGATCGGTTCGGGTGGTAACTTCCAGCGTGGCTGCCAGCTCATTTCGGCTCACGCGAGTACCACCATTCGATTGATCCGACGCCGATCATGTAGAGGGCGAGGGCGGCGACGAATCCGGCCACCCAGTCGCGCTTGTAGGCGTTGAGGACGATCGCGACAATGCTGATCAGTATTGCGGTGGTTCTGTAGCTCATTCGTCCTCCTGTCGTTCAGGAAGGGAAGCAGCGAGAGCAGCACGGAGGTATTCCTTGAGGAAGTGCGGCGTGTTCTGGTTGCGCTCGACGTACTGCGCCGCCTTCGTGAGTGCTTCCACACGGGCCTCAGCAGCAAGTCGGGCACCTCTTTCAATCTCGGCCGCAACCTCCGTTCGCTGGAACTCCTGCCGTGCAGCGTCGCGTTGGTTTCTCAGTGAGACGACCTCAGCCAAGACGGAGTCCACCGTGACAAGCAGCGGTTCAGCGGGCCACTTCGTGAACGGGGCCAGCATCTCGCGTGCGCCGTCGAGGTTCGACTTCAGCCCGTCGCGTTGGTTTCTCAGTGAGACAACCTCAGCCTCAGCAGCGGCGAGAGCCTCGTCCGCAAGCCAGCCACGTCCGTCGCATCGTCCGCATGGCTGGGAGTGGCGAGACATTGAGGTGCTGACCCTTCCGCCTCCGCGACAGTTCGGGCACGGACGGCGTATTGAAAGCGCCTGGTCGCGTTGGTTTCTCAGTGAGTCCCGCTCGGCCAGCAGGGAGTCTCGGTCAGCGAGGAGGTCAGCGAACTCTTTCGCTTCGTCGATGTTCATGGGTTCCTCCTTTGTGGCGAGGGGCAGGGCGGTCGGTAGACGAACCAGGCCCGCCGCCCTGCCCCTTTTTGTGGCCCTTCCCCAGGTGTGCGTCGTCTGCCGACCGTTGCCGTGGTCGAAACCTGGGGCTGGGGCCACATTTAGGAGGCCGTCAGTTTCTGACGCTCCTTGATCGCTTGCTTCCAGCTGTTGTTGAGGGCGTCCCATTCCTCTTTGCTGGACGTGAGTGGTCTTTCTTCGTGCAGGTCGAGGTCGAGGCTGTCGTAGATGTTGAAGCCGAGGGTGTGTTCGTCGATCGGTTCCAGGTCGTGCTTGCCGAGCGCGTACCCGTAGGGGTCCATCTCTTCCTGGTAAATCTGTCCGAGCACGCATTGGCTGCTGTTGCCGATGTCGAACGTTTTCAGTTTGATCAGGTTGGCCCAGTCGGGGACGTGCTGGTCGAGCCATTCGACGCCTCGTTGGACTCGCGGGTCGCGTTCTTCTTCGGCGGGGTTTCGGGTTCGGCAACGATCGTTTCTGCCATCACCCGGTCGATTTGGTAGCGGTCGCGGGCGAGCTGTTCGCGTTGCTCCATGAGGCTGGTCATGCTTTTCCCCTTTCGTGTGTCCCTGATTGTAGAGGCGCGCAGGGCAGGAAGGAGACGTAAAACCTGCCCTGCTGCGCCATACCCTGGGGAGGAATCGAACCTCCGTGACGCGGTTTAGGAAACCGTTGCTGTTCCACTCAGCTACCAGGGTTTGTTGCGGTGAGTCCGCTGGATCGGGTGGGCGGCGTCGCCAGTGATGATTTCGCCGCCTTTCCGGGGCTCCTAGCGCCACGTCTCACCGCTGCTAGGAAACTTGTTGCGACGGGTCCAGACAGACGGATCGGGTGGTCCCAAGCCCTCCTCCCTTTCCGCAGGTCCCAGCCCCCTGTCCCGTCGCTGCTGGGAGATCAGGCTAGTTGAACTTGGTTTCTGCGTTGAACAGCACTTCGCAGTCGCACTGTGTGCCGCGCTCCTGGAAGAACTCGATGGTGCTGTAGGTGAAGTCTTCCCCGAAGCCCATGTCTCCGATCAGGATGGTTTCGGCCAGGTCGTAGCTGTCGCCGCATTCCCAGCTGATCGAGTCGTCGGCTGCCTTGGTGACGTTCAGCCCGTCTTTGCCTTCCAGACGGCCGAGGAACTCCTCCCACTGCGGATGCCCTGGACCCATGTGTGTCCAGACCACCTTGTCGCCCCCGGTGACGCTTCGCTGCTTCTGTCCGCCGATCGGAACGACGTTGCTCGTCGCGTCGGCATCAGTGACCTTCATCTGCTCCTCCTGCTAGTGGTAGAACACAACGCCCGTCGTGGGCTTCGTGAGTTTGCGTTCTTCACGCGGATGCATCATCCCTGCAGGTCTGCCCTCCTGCTCGTAGTGTTGTTCGTCCTCGACAGCCTTCACGAACAACGTCAGTTTCTGATCGTCTGACGGTTTGCTGATCGTGCAGGCCGACTCGCCCTCCGGCAAGTCCAGCTTCATCAGCAAAGCCTCCAGGTTGCGCCGAGTCAGCTCAACGAACACCGACCTGTCGTACATCGTCAGCTTCATCAGGCGTCCAAAGGAATGTCGATCGGGTCGTCAGGCCGTGGCCCGCCGTGTTGCACGTACAGATGTTCCGCCAACGTGCGCGGCCCTGCGAACTCAGCACCACACCGGTCGCAGGTAGCCATCGCCGTCGAGGGCAAGTTAAGCGCAGCGAACATGTTGATCGCCTCATTCAGCCGCGCACGCGAAACAGTCAAATCATGATGGATGCTCTTTAACAGAGCCTCAACATCATCAGGCTGCGTAGGCATTCGTGGATGACTCCCTGCTCCGGCTTAAGGGGTTTGTTTGTTTTCAAGTCAACTGCACTTCGACGGATACATGCGAGACGGCAGCAGAGGATGGAGCCGTTCCTCCCCCTGGTAGGGAAGGAAGCAGCATGCGATCCGTATAGCTGTCGGAAGCAAGCTCGTCATCAGCTCAATCGGTGCCCAGGCGCTCTTTACCACCTTGCTGACGCTCCCGGCCTTGCGGCCAGCGGCGGGGGTTCTCATGGAATCTGGGAAGGGGAAACAGTCACCCTCTAACGGCCAGTCCCAGGTCCTTGTCTACCGCAGGGAGCTGTCTTAATCAGCTGTGCTCGTGTAGACTACGCCCCGTCCTTAACTTCGCGGTCGGGACACTAGCATGACCCGTCGGACCGCATCGCGCGATCCGGCGGGTCATGCTTCTTTTCAGGCGTGGACTGGGGACTCGGACTTCACCTTCCCCGTCCAGACTGGCGGGAACGTCAGTTTCTGACGTGCCTCGATCTCTCTCTTCCACTGGGGCACCAGACGCCTGACGTACACGAACGCATCCTGCTGCCGACGCGGAAGGTCTCTCGCCCCCTTCAGCATCATGCCCCGTATGTAGCCGCCGAACACCTGCCCGAGAACGCACCCGCCGAAACTGTTCGTCAGCGGCCTGGTGATCTTGTGCTCCCAACCCGGAGCCTCGCGGTCGAGCCATTGCGCAGCCCCAGCCACGTCAGCATCAGCGAACATCCGTCTCCTTCCCCTTGCCTCGTGTTGGCTTCAGGTCTTTCTCAGTCAGCGGGTTGCCCCATCTGCTGAACTTGACCTCTCCGTCGTCTTCCAGCTTCGGCGTGTTCGCGAAGCCCCTGGCCTTAGTCACGCTCTGCCGCTGCAACTCCGACATGCCCCTCGACCCCAGGTTGCGGGCGCGGTTCTGCCCACCGATCTTGCCGCCCCTGCGCCCAGTCTCCTGCCTGAACGCCAGGATTTCCTCCGGCGTCATGGTCTTGAACAGCCCCACCCTCTTCTCGCGCTTCGGTGGCTCAATCACAACCGCCGCCTCCGCCTCGGCCTTACGCCGAGCCTTGTTCGCCTCCCTGGTGGCGACGCCGCGCTTGGCCTGCTCGCTGAGCTGCTCGGCCGTGTACTTCTCCAGCTTCTTGATCGACCCGGCTTTCCCCAGGGCGGCATAGTCCAGCTTGGCCGTCTTTCGCTTTTCAGCCATAGCGTCAGAATCTGACGGTCAGGACTTCTTGCGCGGAGCGCGTTTCTTCGGGGGATCGACCACCTTCGGTGCGTCGTAGTCGGCCTCGGTCTGCCCAGCGTCCTTGAAGAAGTCTTGCGTCGATGCCATCGGAGACTGTGTGCGTGCCACCGTCGCCTTCGCAACGCTTCTGAACGTCGCACCGACGCTCTGGCCGCTGATGCCCGAACCTGCGTAGTGCATCGAGTTCGTGTGCTGCCCGCCCATGCTGACGAACTGCTCGCGAGCCTTCACTGTTGAGGCGAGGAAGACGATCGTCCAGTTGTCGAGAGCCTGCTTCTCCTTGATCAGCTTCTCGACCCCCTCGTGCGTCCATTCCTTGGAGTCGTTCTCGTTCCCGTCGGTCATGATCACGATCGTGTACCTGTCGGCACGCCGCATCGCGGAGTCGGAGATCGCCTTCCCGATCGCGTCGCGCAGCGGTGTGTTGCCTGACGGCTGATAGTTGCTCGCCGTCAGCTCCGGCACGTCCTTCACCTTCACGCCGGAACACAGCGGGCGGAAATACTCGTCGCCCCTGGACGAGAACAGCATCAGAGACACCAGTGCCTCCGGCGTCTCTTTCTTCAGCGTGGCGAAATATGTGTTGACGCCACCGATCGTGTCGTCTTTGACCCCCTGCATCGATCCGGACTCGTCCAGCACGAACGCGACCAGGGTTGTCTGACCTGCATCTCCTGGAACTTTCATTGATCTCCCTTCGGTTTGCGTTGCAACGAAGCGCACTCCTTCTGCGAGCACCACTTCGGGATGTTGCTCGGTGAGCTGCCGACGGTTGGCCCGCCGCAGTTCACACACGTTCCGATGTAGTGGGTGCGCTTGAACTCTTTCGCCCTCGCGATCGTCAGCTCACGGTTGCGCAGATACCACAGACGACCTGCCTTCTTTTGATACTCCGCCCGCTTCTCCGGGTCTTTGCGAGGCATTAACCACCCCTTCAACTAGATTAGTTGTAGGATATTCGGGCACACCTATGGCGGAGGTTCAATGACCGACTCTGAATGGTGGACACACGAACACCACCACGACACGCCTGAGTGGGCAAGGGAAGCGCTCAACAAGATTTTCCGCTGCCTTGCCGATATCAAGGAACTGATTGAGAGTTTCGTCTTGCTGCCGCAACGGGCAGCGGTTTTGTTCCTAGACAGCGAAGGAGAAGAAGTGGCAGATATCTCAGTAAGCAACGACGTAAGCCTCGTCAACGCGGCGGTCGCTTTCGCTGACGCCAAGGGCGACGCAACGTCCCCGACCGGCTCCGTCTCGTGGGCGTCCTCGGACGACACGATCGCCACGGTCGATGGCTCCGCCGACCCGACTGGCCTCACCGCTGTAGTTAATCTTACGGGCGCAACGGGTTCAGTTGCAATCACAGCCACCGACGGTGGCTCTGGTGTTTCCGGTTCCGGCAACGTGACCGTCACGGCTGGCCCTCCGGCCACAGCCGAAGTCAGCTTCTCTCAGTAACATCCTCAGTGGGGGACGGTTCCTGGCGGGCCGTCCCCCACACTTAATCTTCCCAGCGGAAGAAAAGACCCAGCACCCATCTGGTCGCTTTGGCAATCAGCATGAGCGGCAACAGGATCAACAGCACCGGGAGTAGGGCACCCTCACCTAGGTGCGGCAGCTTAATCTTCCGCATCTTCGACCTTCTTGCCCCAGCCACGGCCGGGAACCACGTCTTCATCGTCAGAAACTGACGCTGCCTCCTGGAACTCCGGGTCAACCATGCTTCGGTTGCGTCCCATCCGTGAACGGATCTTGTGTGACATTTCGCCGCCGATCACCTGATCCAGCCAGCAGACCAGATGGTATGAGCAGCACGTCACCTTGACCCCGTTGATCTTCATCGACCAGTGGCCCCAGATGGCATCCGAGCATGCTGTGACGACCCCTCTGTCATTGAGGCCGATCACCTTCGTGCATTCCAAACACTTCGTTCCCACTGGCACTTCTGTTTCGTAGTCTGGATCGCAGACAGGCGCTCCCCACGACTGACCGAACCAGCGAACGTGCATCACCCCTCCTCTTCTTCTGATTGTCCCCGTACCCACCCTCGCAGGGCCTCTGGCCGAGTTTGTAGGCGGTAGATGATGAGTTGTGATTCGTCATCTGTGATGGCTCGGCGGTACATCTTCGGTCGCCCTTGAGTTGTGAAAGAGGGTCGAACCGTTCAGACCAACCGATCGGGTTCGGCGTAAGCCGAGAACCACCGCGCACACTCTCGTACAGAACAACAGCCCTGCTACCGACAATCAGTTAGTCAGGAATGTCTGTTTCCCAGTTCGTCTGCTGGATCAGAGAGTCCAGCTCAGCGATCTGGGTGTTCAAAGAATCCTCCAGCCGCCGCATCTCCGCCACATCAACCGTGGACGTGTGGGCCAACTCCGAACGCATGTACCGGTAGCGGTCAGAGCTGGGCGTGGCCGAGTCAGCGGTCGTGCCGTACAGGTTGCGCATCCTGATCAGCGACTCCCTGTCCTGCAGCAACGCCAGCAGCGTCCTCTCCCCGACCATCGTGGCCGCGTTCGTCAGCGCGATCTTCTCCACCAGGTCACGGAAGTCAGCCGACGCGATGCTGTACTCCGAGATCAGCAACGCCGGATCCTCCGTCGCCTGCTGACCCTCCTGCACAAGACAGTTCGCCTTGATCCTGCCCTTCAGATCGTTCAGCCTCTGGGCCAGCTTCGCCCGCTGGCTCAATGCAGCTCCCAACTTCATGCTTCCTCCTTGGTTAATTTCGCAGCCTTGTCTGACCACGAGAACGATTCAAACCAACCAGCCTTGTGCATCTCGTCATGACCCTCGGTCAGACGACAGATCAGCTTCTCCTTGCCGCGCTTGTACTCAGAGCGGCACATTCGGTGCGGAGATTCAAGGTCGATCTTCTCAATGTTTGAGAAGCACCAGCGGAACCAGACCGTGGACTCCACGTCCATCACGTTGAAGAACAAACTGTCGATCGTCAGACGGTGCGGGTGCGGGTTCGGAACCCACATCGCGTCGTAGTCGTACTTAATCTTCTCGTAGTCGAGCAGGTCACGGTACGACCTGATGTTCCCCAGCTCGTCCGGCGACTTGCGCGGGTAGAGAAGGTGGGCAGCAGCGAGGTCTTCCGGGTTTCTGATCACCAGGATGCGAGCCTCCATCGGCTCAAGCAGCCACGCCGACCGGTAGTCACCGAACCCCTCACCCTTGCACCACTCCCACCATTCGGAGCAGCCGCCACCGTAGGTGGAAGTCCAGATGCCACCCGTCGGCTTCCAAAAGGTTGAGGAAGCATTTACTGCATCCTTCAGTCTGGTTGGGGCGGGGACGGCATCTTCCTCGCTCAACCAGAGCTGCGTCGGTAACTTCATTACTCCCCTTTCAGCAGGCACTCCTCGCAAATCACATGGCCGTGAACTTCACCTGTTGCCAGGTCGATGTACTCGGGTTCCATCGCGCCCATCTTGCTCGCGTCCTCGCCGCACACGGCACACTCGCCAATGTGAATCTTCATGAACAGCTCGTCCATCGGTGGCATGTCAGGGAACAGCTGACGGAACTCCTTAATCGCCTCCGGGTGGATTTTCACGTTAAAAGACCCGTCCGGGTTCGGCTTCAGGTTGAAGTCAGCTTCGCCGTACATCTCCGTCAGTTTCTGACGCCGCTCCTCCAACTTGTTCTTGAAATATGTCAGTAGTTCTTCGGGCGTTTCGGGCAGCGTGTGCATCGTCACCTCGTCGCCGCTCTCACGGGCGTTGAGGATCGCCAGATCGCCGCAGGTGCCGCACATCGGGACGGTGGTCGGGTCGTCGGCCAAGAGCTTCTGCCCGGACGGTGCGACGTAGATCGCCGCTTCGCAGACCGAACAGGTGATCGTGATGGCGCCCTCAACGACGATCGAATCGTCGCTCTCGACAAGCCCGCAGATCAGGATGGCTGATTCGCCGGTTTCGGGAGCAGCATTTTCCACTTCACCTTGTTCTTCAGGCTCTTCCATCTTTTCTTCCACTTGTTCTTGCCTCCGGTCAGAAGATCGTCTGCGTAGAGGGCGATCCAGATGAGGATAAACGGGTCAGGTTCACCGAAGTTAACTGCAAATGAGATGGGGAACCAGATGACGTAGAGCACAGCCAGCTGCCAAAGTCTGAACCTGCTTGGTGTGGCAAAGACGTGCTTCAAAACCCAGAGCGCCCGGTAGAAATCTCTTTGGGTCACTGTTCCCGCGTCGGTTTTTTTGTGGAGTTTTTCAGACTGTTTCTTAATTAGGAGCATGACCATTGGGTAGGTGATGATCTTCCCAAGCCCCTCCTTGCCCTCCCGACAAGTCCAGATCATGACCACGACGGCAAGGATGCTCCACGCCCAACTGTTCACTGCCATCTCCTTGACCACCAGATCAACAGTCGGTGCCACCAACCACGTCTAGAAATCATCTCGTCTCCTGTAAGTCTGAAGCGGCCGTGCCCCCACCGTCGAGGGCACGGCCGTCAGTTTCTGACACTACGACTGGGCGATGATATTGAACTGCGGCTCCGGCACCTGGAACGTCCAGGCAACCGCAGCCTTCGCGGTGAACACGTTCGGATTCACACGCAGGAAGTAGTGGTCGAAGATTTTCTCCCCGTTCTCGTCGAGGATCAGCTCTCCGGTCTTCTCGTCAACCCGTGGCGAGGAGTTAACCACCTCGACGTACAACGTCCTGTTGTCCCGTTCGTTGTCCGTCGGCAGCTGCCAGAGGATGCCGAACTCATCCTGCTGCCTCTTTGTTCCTCCGCCGTCACGGAGGAGGTTCTCGATCCCGTACTTGGTCATCAGGTCGCGCCTGACGGTCACGTTCGGGACGGAGAGGATCAGCTGTGGCGTCAGCCGGTCGTACTTGTCCACGCAGTAGTAGTTAATCAGCCAGTGCAGCGCGGACTGTCCGGTGCCGATCGGCGGGTTAAGAGCAGGCAGCCTTCCTACGCTCTCGTAGTACATGCTGTTATTTCCCCTGCCGATGTGGTTTTCCAGCGTCCAGGTCGAGCAGAGACCTGTCCCCTTCGACGGCTTGAAGTCGTCGATCGTCGGCCACTTCTTGTTCTTCGCCACCCATTTGCAGAACTCGGTGTAGATCCGCTTCTGCGTGTACGGGCGACGCATCTGCCTGCGGTGCACACGCAAGGAGTTCTTGAACTCGGCCTCCGTCAGGTTGAGCAGCTGCATGATCTGCTCGTCCGAGTACCTGCGCACCGGCGTGCCCTTCGTCTCGTGCAGGGTTTCGTAGGTGTCCTCGTACTGTTGTGTTCGACGGTTCCAATACCGGTGTATGCGCTTGTGCGTTCGCTTCACCCAGACGGCTTTGCTGGTCGTGTCTGCCTGGAGCGTCGCGATGATGCGTCCGACCTGAGCCTCCGACAGCGGTTCGACAACCACCGCAGGCTCAGGAGCCGCAGGAGCAGCAGCCTCTTCGGTCTGCTCCTGCGGCACCATTGCCAGAACCATTAGTCGTAGACGCGCCGCTGCTTCGCGGCGAGGCTCGGCTCGTACTCCCGCTGGTTGCTGATCTCATGCACACCAGCGCCAACCAGGAGCGTCTCATGCTCCTCGTGGACGAACTCCGCGACGGTGCCCTGCGGCACGACCAGATACCGCTTGCCGTCGCGCTGAATGACCCGGACGCCCTTCGTCAGCACCCGGTGGTGGTGTCCGGTCGCCTCGCCCAAGGCGATGATCAGACCCTTGCCACGGACACGCGGCACGTTCGTGCCTTCCTTGCGCAGCCTCTTCGCGAGGCCCTCGTCCTCGATCTTGCGCAGGAGAATGTCACCCTGCCGAATCAACTCTGCCATCTTCCGTCCCTTCTGCTGCACCGTCAGTTTCTGACGGCTGGTTGAAGATTGATGTTTCAGCCGTGGGCATCGGCTCCCTCAGCACCCAACGCTCAAACGTGCGGTTGCAGAGACAGAGCGGGTCTCGCTTCTCACGGATGAGACGTATTGCCTCGGCCCTGCTCAGGCCGAGTTCGACCAGCGTCATCGCGGTGACGACGCTAGACCTGTTTAGACCAGCCGAACAGTGGATGAGTGTGCGCCCATGCCGACGCCACATCTCGACGACGGCTGCCGCCGCCACCATCACATCCCGCTCCTTCGGCTGGAACCAATCCTCGTCCATCATCGGCACATGAATGAACATCCCCTTGTAGTTGCCCACAGTTTCGGGGATGGCTTCCTCGCAGCAGACCACGAGGTTGTTGCCGAGATACGAGCTTGGTCTTCCCCCCTGATAAATGCCAGGGGCGATCTTGCTAACAACATCTAGCTTGGAAAGTCCTTTGATCGATCGTCACCTCCCCCGTACTGCTTGTGGGCATCCCAGCCAAGCATGAAGTACATGACACCGATCGATTCGACGGTGAGCTGAACCAGCTTCGCCTCGGTCTCTTCGTCGTTCACGCTCGCCACCCTGTCCATCACTGTTGACAGCATGTTGAAAGAGCTTGCGCGGATCCGGGAGATTACTTCCGGGTCAACGTTGTTGCCTCTCGCCCAACCGCTGACTCGATCGCCTTGTTGGGCACCCATCAGCACATGGGTGCTCTCAGCGATCAGACGTTGCACGTCCTCCCACTCAAGCATCTTTGGCTGCACCTCCCATCTGGACGGCGGCTTCCCAGGCGAAACAGAACGTCTGGAAAGCCACCGTCCCGAGCAGGGAAGCCAGGTCATCGTCGTCCATCTCGGCCGCCATGACCAGCTGGCCCTCGTCCGTCACCCCGGTCGGCTCAGCCCGCTCCTTCAGAGCGGAGAAGAACTCCTCCTTGATGTTCCAGGTGACGGTGCTGATCAGGGTGTAGAGAGCGTCCGGGTTGATCCCCCTGGACTCAGCCCACGGAGTGATCTCCACACCCTGCCCGCTGCCCCCCATCAGCTCTGTGACGAGCCGATGGAAGTCCTCTATCTCGATCGGCACTACGGATACCGAACGATTTTGCGAAAGTCGGCGTCCTCCGCGTCACGCTGATCGCGGTTCCGTCCGAAATACTCCTTGTCGGAGAGCGGGGGATGCTCGACTTCGCCGCTCACTACTTCGGGTGGCAGCTCATCGGCTGCCTCATCTTTTGGGACCGCAACAACCCCCTTCGTGCTCTCGCCCTCCATCAGCTGCAGGATGTGCTGCCCGTGCTGATGCTCGACGACGCGCAGGCCGTGCTCGGCGTTCTCCAGCTCGACCTTCACCTTCGTCGCTTCCAGCTTTCCCTTCAGCCCGATCACGCTGAGGGCGCGGTAGCCGACGATGACGCCCCCGGCAACCGCACCTGCGAACAACGTCAGCAGGATGAACCCACCGATCGTCCAGAACATACTCACACCTCCGTGTTGAGCGATGGCGCTTGTGTAGGGAACGATCCCCAACAAGACGGTCTCCTTTCGTCAGAAACTGACGTGCAGAAACCCTCGGTCATGTTGATGGTGACGGGGGTTCACCTTTGCAATGGGTAACCCGCCACCCTCCGGCCCGAGGGTTTCTTACTTGTCGCGACGATTCGCCAGCTCTGCCAGCTTGTCGAAGAAGTGGTTCTCCAACAGCGTCTTCAGGTGGCTCTTGCCCTCATGCTCTGAGGTGATCAGGATCAGGATGATCGGGATGATCAGCAGCGCAAGGAAGCCGCCGCCGCCCTCGATGAGGTACATCGCAAAGTGATACACGTTCTCCTTTCCTACTTCTCCGGCCACACCAGCTTCGTGACCTTGTAGTTGGGCTTGATGTGCGCGTTCAGGTACTGGCCGACGCTCAACGCCCGACTCATGGCCGTTGTGCGCTGTCGGCTGACGCCTTCGTAGAGATACCAGTTCGCCCCCTTGAACTGGACGAACAGGCCGCGTGAAGTCCAGGCGAAGAACTCCACGTTGCCGCTGTCTGCGACCTGGTAGCCGTTCAACGTCAGGTCGTCTGAGAACTTGTAGCTGCCCTTGTTCCTGCCTCTCTTTGCTTTCTGCAACATCACTGGCTCCTATCTCCCAGGCTTTTCCACCAGCCCGGTGTGCTTGTTATGCCATTCCGTGATCGTGTGGCTGTCGTCCACCGACACAACCTCTGACTGTTTACCGCACCTGCACTGACCCTTGGCCTTGCCACGCCAAGTCAGGATCTGTAGTTCATGTTCCCAACGCTTATGTAACGGCAAGGAATCTCCAATCCGCGTCAGAAACTGACGCCCGGTTAACCGAACGGTTCTTTCTCCCCGGTCATGTTCAGCAGGAAGCCGCCGATGATCGCCTTCGCCCACTCCAACTTGATGTGGGCTGGTGCGTTAATCATCATGCGCTGCATCAGTTGACCGAGCTGGCCGCTGTCGATCATGCGTGAGCATGGGCCACAGACACACCAGTGTCCCATCGAAGCCCAGTCTCCGTCACCGAACGGCGACGGGATACCAGGCAGAACGAAGTCTTCGCAGCCGTAGTCCCACTCCGGGCCTGAGTCACCGCAGAAATCACAGATCGGAGAGGTAACAACGTCAACCTCTCCGTCTTCGATCTTCACGATGTGAATTGCTGGAAGACGAGGTTCGGCGTCCATAACCACCCCAAATCCGTCAGCGGTTTTTGTGGATTTTTCAGAACTGTTTTAGGTAAATAGATCGTTTTCGTCAGCCCCGATATTCCTCCGCGCCTCGACGCGCACAGCAACGACATCACCGTTGCGGTCGAGGAGCACGAACACACCCGGATACGGCTCCCGCTTGGAAATCGGGCTGCCCCCCGGAATGCGACTGACGACGACGCAGGGGACGCTGTTCAGTTCCGTTTTGTCCGCCAGCATCGTAAGATACGGGGAGCCGGTGCTCCGTTGCCGCTCCGCCTCCTGGATCTCCTCGGGCGTCTTCGACAGCGTGAACATGCCTTTCAGTGAGCCAGCCATGACCTCACCGTGGCCTCGTTCGCAGGCCGGGTCGGACGGTAGACCCTTGCGTTAGGGCCGTAGTCCGGGTCGTAGTTAATCAGCCCCAACGTCACCAGAGCGTAGGCGAGATCATCCTCGACATACACCTGGGAGTGCGGGCCACGCGACGGGATGATCTGTGTCTTCCCGACAGCGTGCTTCGGCGCAAGCATCGCCATTTCGTCTCCTTACTTTCGATGTTCACCTGGATAGCCGGTCGGGAACTGCATGAGGAACTGCCAACGTCTGAACACCAGGGTCAGGTAGCGCTCAACGACCCCTTCGATATCAGGATTGGCGTTCCCGGCGATGTTCACCGTCTCATACCCGTTGTCACGAAGCCAAGAAGCGGCACTCTGGTAGAAAACGTCGCACTGCCACTCCCCTCGCACCCTCACGATGGGAATGTCCAGGTACGGCTTGTTGTTTTCCTTCAGCTCCTTCAGCGTCAGCTGCTCGCCGCGTGAGTTGAAGGTCGTCGCCAGCCGGATCGTTGCGTCCGACGAGATGACGTTCATCTTGGTGCGGTACGGGTAGTTGTAGGACCAGGTTGCGTAGAGCCCATACAGCTCCATCTCTTCCTGCGTTCGGAAGCCACCCTTGATCCGCCCCAGCTTGGGCGTGCAGCCGCCCGTTTCGATCCCGCAGGCCTTTGCCGCCCGCAGACCGGCGATATCGGCACCGACTTGGGCACCAGAAATCACCTTCATTTAGTCTCCTTTCACACCGTCAGAAACTGACGTTGCATTCGGTGGGGGGAGCCATCTGGCTGCGCACAACCCACTACTTACATTATAACAGCTGGGAGCACCACTTTCAACTTTTGGGCGTCCGATATCCCATGCTTAAATGCACGCTGTTGCGCCTTTACCAACAAATCTTTTCGGTGGGTGCCAGCGCATACAGCGTCAGGAATCGCCAACCCACACATTGGCATCCAGGCCCGGTGCGCGACGCCGAGTCTTTCTGTCGCAAGCACCTGGACGAGGCGTTCGACAACATGGGAATGTTCCTGCGCCCGGAATGGTACGACGACAGCCTGCAAGACCTTGTGATTATCCTGCAACGACTGGAACGCCGCTTCGATCCGGGGAGGATGCAAACCTTTGAGCAGTTCGCACGATTCGTCATTCCCAAACGAGCCGTTGATGTTGGGCCAAGGCGAGTCCTCGGACGAAATGGAGGAAAAGTCCAGGATTACGTCTTCGACGAGCTGGACGAGAGCGCTAAGGGATTTGGATTTGGAGTCACTCTCACCCCGGTCGAAGGCGGTGAGAGTGGTGATTGGGGACGAGATGCCCGATGGTTACTCCCTGAGCACGCTCGCGAAAGAGCTAGGGCGAACGGCATCCTGGGTCTCCGATCGCCTCAACGAGCTGCGTAGCGAAATCCTGCTCAACAGCGGCTACTTCCTGCCGCTGACAGATGGGGAGTTCGACGCGCTCGTCGCCAGCGTCCGTGAGTTCGGTGTCCAAGTGCCTGTCTTGATCGGTGAGCATCAGTTAATCGACGGCAGGCACCGCTGGCTGGCCTCTGAACAGATTGGTCTGTCCGAGATCCCAGCCAAGTTCATTCTTGGCTTAACTGCCGAGCAGGAACATGAGATCGCCGTCGCGGTTAATACGGCACGCAGGCATCTGAACCGCAAGCAGAAAGAGGCGATCATCCGTTCGGAGCTGAAGCGTGACTGGGCGCGTAGCTCACGGCTGATCGGTGCGATCACCGGCACCTCGTCCGTGACAGTCGAGGCTGTCCGTGCGAAGATGCGCTTTGAGGCAGAGTACGAACCAACGCATGAGGAAGTTCAGACTGTCCGCACAGAGATCGAGACGTGGACTCCCCCAGCAAAGGAGGAGGACGTTCGTGTTTCGGCGTCCGGTCAGGTCAGAACAGCCTACGTCGAGCGCGCTCCTGTCGCTCCAAGCCCTGTCGCAACAGTTACTTGCCAAAGCTGCGGAGTTGTCCACAACTTGTTCCGTAACGAATGGAGGATCGAACTTGCCTGATGAGATCAACGAGCCGCCGCTGGACTGGGGATCAATCCGCGAATCACAGGTTAATTTCGCGGAGATGGTCTTCACTTATTTCCAAGCGCTCTGCAACGCAGGCTTCACTACAGATCAGGCTCTTGGCCTGACACTCGCTTATCAGGCCGGGATTCTGGCGAAATGAACTTCTGCCTGCTCGCTGCCTTCATCGCCCCGTAGAGCATGAAAACCGCCCGTCGCACAACGTCGCCCCGGCCCATTCCGAGCATGTCGCAGAGTTCATCCAAAACCTTGATATCGCCCTCATGCATGCGAAGGCCGACCTGCTTGTTGGTGCGCGGCTTGTACTCTTTCCTAAACTGAGCCAACCTATCATCATCGGGCATGACTGATCCTTCCAACGAAATCGCTGAGAATCCTGAGCCTTGGGAGAAGCCGTTCCTAGAGGCATACATCAGCAGCGCCGCCTACGGCACTGTCGCGAAGGCAGCCGAGCAGGTGGGCGTCAACACCACGGTCGTCAACAACCGTGTGAAGGTGTCGCCCAACTTCAAGCTACAGCTTGACGCCGCCCGCGAGCTGATCAAGGGCATGACACGCTACGAGATCATCAGGCGGGCGCTAGAGCCGAACGAGAAGCCGGTGTTCCACCGGGGAGAGATCGTCGGCTACATCAAGGAATGGGACAACAAGCATCTGCAGTGGGTCGCGGAACGCATGATGCCCGAGGAGTTCCACCTGCCCACCCGCATCGAGTTCGCTGGCGACCATGACGGCGCGATCAATTTCAAGTTGGATCTGGGTGGTCGGGTTCCTGAGATAGAGGCCGCTCCTGATGAGGAGGAGTAGCGTCAGTTTCTGACGGTTCGTAGCCGTCGCTGTCGAACCAACTCGCATCCTTCCAGGCCCCAGGTGACACCTGGTAGCTGCCGATGTGCTTCTCGTAGTGGTGCCCGAGGCTCAGCTTGCACTGTCCGTAAACAGGGTGGGTGTTACGGCATTGGGCCATCAGGCTCAACTTTTCCCCAGTACAGCGTGAGCCGCTTCCACAGCGGCTTCTTGTTGCTGTGCAACCAGGCGAAAGCGATCTTCCAGCGGTCTCGTCAAAAGTGGCAAGCGCCCTTCGCACAACCTGGGACATGTTGAGGTGTAGGTCGGAGGCCAGCGTCCTCAGGCGTTCGGCCTCTGTGGGATCGAGCCGAATTGAGATAACAACCCCGTGCGGCTTCCCCTCAACTGCCTCGGCGTGCTCCCAATCCATCTGTTCCTTTAGTTCGTCGGTCATCCGGTCACCTCCTCGGGTTCTTGTGCCTGATGTCTTTCCAGGGCGTGCGGCCACTCATTTTTCTCCTTCAATGTCAAAAACCAGCGGTTGATTAACTGGTTTGTATTGCACATCAACGTAGGAGGAATTGTGCACAGGCATATCCCCAAGCAGGGTGTGCTCCCCGTAGTCCTCATGGATATGCCCGCAAACCACATGCAGCGGGTGGATTCGCCGCAGCTGACTGGCAAGGGCGGTTGAGCCGACGTGCTCTCCGCCGATCACCTTGTCGCCCGCGCTGTAGGGAGGATCGTGCGTGATGAACACGTCGATCTCTCCGTCCCCTGGGACGCGGGAGAGTCTGTGCGCGATCTCTTCTTCCGTGGAATGGAACGCCCACATCGGCAGATGCGGTACATAAGGAGTTCCGTAGAACACGTACCAGCCGACCTTGCAAACGTCGTCGAACAGATACGTCCACTCCAGATCCCTGGCGTAACGTGGGCCTGCGTCCGGGAAGGCGTAAGAGCCGAGCGCCCAGCGCCCAGCCATCGCAGGGTCGAACAGGAAGTCGTGGTTGCCCGCAATCCCGATCACGTCGGTGAACTTCTCCTGCTGGTAAATCAGCCAGGGGTTGAGCTTGCGCTCAGCGAAGTTTGATTGCCCGAGAAAGGTGTGGTCGTCTACCGGCATCACGTCACCGGCGATCACTAGCACGTCACCTTCGGGCAGTTCGTCGGGCAGGAAGCCGTGTAAGTCCGCGACGCTAACTATCCGCATCGGTTTGGTTCCGAGCTGATTCTGCTTCCTGGCGCAGCCGCTTCGCGTAGTAGTGGATCGCCTCGCGCATCACTTGCGACTTGTTGTTCGTCCCTCGTAGCACCATCGCTGACTTGAGAACGATTCTGTCGCCCTCGGTCATGCTGAACGCTTCTGGTTTGGTGCGCTGAGTCACTTCGGCCCCCATCTGATGAAGTGGTGGATTCTGATGTACCAGTTCCTGCCTTCTCGTTTCCAGCGGAACCAGTCACCCAGGGCAAGGTCATAGAACTGTTTCTTGTTGCTGTCTGTGGTCATGTTGGAATAGCGGTAGCCGCTTCGACACCCTTTCGTTTCACCCACACGTCTACGAGCAGCGCCGATGTGCGGTAGTCGAGTCCGGCGTCTGGGCCTGCGTCGCTGCGGCAGAAGTGCGCATGGTCGATCAGGTGGCCGATGCCTCCGATCACCATGCGCAACGCGCACTCACGGTGTGCGTCGTAGGTGATGATGTCGGCTCGTTCTTCGTAGGAGTGGATTGGCTCTCCGCAGTGGAAGCATTTCATGCGATTTTCCCTTTCTTTGAGCCAAGAACGTGGTAAGATCAGAGGCGCGTTTAACGGCCCCTGATCCTTGAAAACTGAGGAAGTGTTACCGTCAGTTTCTGACGGTTAATCAGTGATCGGGAGTGGGTTGGTGGGCTTGCTCGCCTTCTCGTGCGCTTTGTGCGCTGCCTCCAAGTCGCGAGGTTCAGCGATCTCCGCGTACACGTCGAGCAAGTCCACCTTCCCGGCAACAAACCTGTCGTGCAGAACGATCTCGTCCCGCTTACAAAGTCTGCGCATCTCCCAAATGTGGAGGGTGCGAAGGAATCCTTCCCACTCTGCTTCTTTGATGGGGTCGATGGTTTTCAGAGGAAGTAAATCGGATTCCTCCGTGATCTCTGGGGCGACCACCATCGCTTCAGTCATGGCTTGGTTCTCCTATCGGTAGAAATGGCGGCGAGCAGCGCAGCCTGCTGCGGATTGGCCGGTTCCTTTGGCTGCCCGCCTGCGGAAAGGCCGAACTTCTCCGTGCACCAGTCGAGGGCAAGAAGGAAAACCTCATCCTCTTGCGGATCCAACTGTTCCTTAGTCACACCGTCTCCTTTGGCGTGGGTTTAGTAGCGAACCAGTGGTCGCTTCGTCTTTGTTGCTTCCTCGATGAACTTCTCCCGCTTGAAGCCACGGGTGCTGGTCTGCAGCACGTCGGCAAGTCGGCGGGCGATCCCGAGCCTGATCTGGTCTTCGACCTGTGTTTCGTCGATGACTCTGGCGATCTTCTCGGCTTCGATTGCTGTTGCCATTTCAACCTCCTCTCAGCGTGAGGTGTTGGTTTAGGCAACCACCATGACCCGTTCCCACGCTTCACGAGAAATCAGCTCGACGTAAACCTCGATCTCGATTTCGTCGCGTAGGAGCAGCTCGTTGGCTGCCTGATCGGTGTTGTCGTAAGTACCCTCGGCAATTAGTTCAGCGCAGACAACTCGCGCTTGATCTAGGGTCACTTCTCTTACCTCCCAGCTCGTTTTTCTTGGTAACGCTCGACGCATTCCGCGCAGAGATCGCGTCCACAGACGCATGTGCCTCTTGTGCTGATGATGATGTGATGTGCGCAAGGATCGTTGAGATCGATCTTTGCGCCGCAGTACGCCTTGTCTTTCTGAGTAAATGAGATCCCGATGTGCGATGGTTCTTGGAAGAACTTTGCGGGCAGGTCGGGTTTCTCGATTACCGTTACCTGCATCAGTTTCTGATGCCCCCTTTCCTAACTGATTACACAATCAGTTAATAACCCATTATAACCCGGTTAATGGGTCACTTACTAGCTCCGGTTAGCTGAAGGCAGCGTCCCGTGAGGGACGCCACCTTTAACTACAGGAGCGGGTAGATCGAGTCGGTCGTCTTGACCTCCACGTCTGTCGTGCTCGTGGCTGCGGTCAGGACACGGACGAGCTTGCCGAGCTTCGTCTCGGCCGTGTTCGGCTTCGCCACGCTGGAGACCCAGCCGGACTTGCTTTCGTCCTTCGCGATCTCCTCGACCTTCTCCAGCGTCTTCGCGGTGCTGTAGCCGCCGAGCGCTGATGCGACGAGGTTGGTGATCACGTCCTCGCTGAGCGCGAGGATCGCCTCGGTCAGCGCCTCGCGGTCTGCGACGAGCTTCGCCGCCGCCGCCTCGCGGTCTGCGACTTCGGCGTCGAGCTTCTCCTGCAGAATGCCGATCAGTGTTTCCCGTGGGATGAGAAGCGGCTGGTTCAGGTCGCCGCTGTCAACGTCACTCATGTCTGCTCCTTGCTCGTTGTTTTCGCGCCAGTAGATGACGGTGGGGTCGTCTACGGAGACGATCGTCATTTCTGGTGCGTTTGGATGTGCTTCTCGGATCAGGCCGATCACTTCCTGCACGTTCGCGAAGCGGTCGGCTCCTTTCGGACGGTCTGCCGTGTACTCGGTGATCTTGCCGTGGATGTACCAGCCGGTTCTCTTGATCCCCGAGCTGTCTTCCCACGGCTTCCCGCCGTAGTAGATGAGCATGCGCCCCACCCGCTGCTCTGGGGCTTCTTGCCAGACGGTTTCCCAGCCTCCGTCTGCCTTCTTGTAACGGACGCTGAGTTGCCCTTCTGCGTCCGGGTTACTACGCCGAACTTCTTTCGCGGCGTGGATCGCGTTGTTCTGGTCGTACCAGTTGCAGCACAGGTTGGGATGGCGGGTGAACCCCATGTATGTCTGTGTGGCGTTGGCGTCCCCCCACCAGCAGGTGCTGACGAAGATCCGGTACGTGCCGAACTTCGGTTGTTCGTGAGCCAAGTTATTAACCTCCTTTCTGCTTGACCAAGACGCCTGCGTTAACTGCCCGCAGGCGTTTCGTCCCCCGTGGACTCTTCAGTTGGTCTAGATCCGTCGCTGTCCCTGGATGGTTCTGATCCCGAACCAGGTGATGTTTCTGGCGTTCACCCATTCCCAGTCGGTGATTTGGATGACGCCTTTGCCGCCGTAGAAGCGAAGCATTTCGCAAACGTCTTTTGCTTCTTTCATCGTGTCGAAGCTGAAAGACGAAGATTTCTGGTCTATGTAGTTGATGGTGAGCCGGTAGTGAACTTCTGGCTCTGGCTCTGGCTCTGGCTCGGGGTCTGGCTCTGGTGTTTTGCCTGTTGTTGGTTCTGGCTCCGGGTCTGGCGCGGCTTTGAACAGGTCAGTCAGTCCCACGAGCCTCACGTTCCTTCTTGATGATCTCTCTGAGCGCCCGGTTGTCTCTGATCAGGCTGTAAACGCAGACGCAGAGCACAACTCCGCAGAAGAACGTGATCACCCAGAGAATGAGGATGAGCCAGAAGTTGCTCATGACATCCTCTGCCCTTCAAAGGACTCGTAGTCAAACGTGTCCTTAAGGAACCATTTCAGGAACAAAAAAAAGAGCGCTACAGCAACTAGGCCCCAGGAGATTGCCGTCCACCTGTGCCCATACGTCCGAGCTTGCGCAGAACTCCGAGCAGGATCGCCGCTGCGAGCACGACGCAAACGATCTGTGTAATGCCGCCGAACAGGTTCAGGCCGAGCAGGAGCAGGAGCAGCCCGAGGGATATCCACCATGCTTGTTTGTGCATCTCGTGCATGAACTGCCTCCTTGTTTGTTTGGGTGTCCCAACGCCACCAGTCTGTGAGTCCCATTTTGTCTCCCGTTTTTGGCACTTGAAAAGCCCCGCTTGCGCAGGGCTTGTCAAGTCGCAGTTGTGCCGTCAGTTTCTGACGGGCATTTCTGGAACTACCTGGACGAGGTTGATGCCGTCGAGGATGTTCACGTTGTCGATCTTCCCCTCGGCATGCATGGTGTTGCCTTCAATCGCGAGGGCGGTGAAGAAAGAGATCGCGTCGTTGCGGTCTTCAGCCTTCACTTCGACCAGGAACGTGAATCGTTTCTCCATCGGTCTCCTTTCCAACCCATTGGATGCCGAGGACTGCTCCGGCCATGACGCCTGCCCAAAGCAGCATCAGAACGCAGAGCGCGATGACGAGCAGAACGCCGGTCATCGCTTGTGGATGGTGCAGAACTTGCCGTAGGTGGTGCGCTTCATGTTGCAACGCACGCCCCCGTACACGAACTCGCACCGCTGGTGGCTGTTCAACGGCTTGGGCGCAGGCTTGAGCTTGGGCTGCCTGCGGAGCGCGCTGATCGCCTCCATGATGAGGCTCATTGCTGTCTCCTTTCTGAGTCCCCTGTCTAGGAACTCAGAACAGCGCCCCGTGGGGCGCCATTCTCAGCTACTACGCAGGAATCAGTTCCGGAGCCGGGGAGCTTTGAACGTCTGCGATCAGCTCATTAACGAGCTTGCGTGCGCGCTTTGCAGCGAGCAGCTCTTGACGTTCCCGCTCACGCTCAAAAGCAGCGTTTTCCTCAGCTTCCTCGTCGTACTCGTAGTACGTCGCGTAAACACACATAGGTTTTCACCTCCCTTCATAGTTCAGGAAGGCGTCAGAAACTGACGCCAACCTCAACTACTTCCAAGTGCAGGTGAGGCGAACTGCGGAGCCGGGAAGGAACTGGCTGTTGTTGATGTAATCCTCCATCACCTGATTGGCGAGGAACCAGTTGAGCGGTTCCGTCACCGTGTGCCATTCCCCATCCCCGTCTTCGCTCTTAACTTCGACGAGGTAGCTCCACATCAGGCTGTCACTCGATGCCCTGCTGCTCGGCTGATGGCGTCGCACCCGTATTCGGGGTAGCAGGGACGCCCTGCCGGTGCTCCACAGTCGAAACAGTTCTTCGCCTGTGCTTCTTCGTAGACCCGCTCCCGTTCTTCCAGGAGCTGGAATACGGCCTCGGTCCAGTCCGCGACTTCTTTCCGTTCGGCATCGGACATAAGCCCGATTGCGGGCGGGTATGGCGCATCCGACCTGGACACACCGCTGCGGAGTCTGGAGACGAGGACTCGTTTCAGCGACTTAGCGCTGATCTGTCCCATCATGTCTCCCTTCGTAGTTCAAGGCAGCGTCAGAAACTGACGCCACCTTCAACTACTACGGAACTACTTTGCTGAACACCATCTGGCCTGTGGTGACGTTCAGCACTACTACGTGGTGCGTGTCGATCTCGATGCCGTAGCCGGTGACGGTGTTCGGCACACACATGATCGCCCCGGTGAAGTTCTGGTCGCAGTAGATGCCCGCGTACAGCATGATGCTATCTGCGTGGTTCGGGGTGATCGCTTTGCTCGCACCCGGCACTTGCTTGACAGTGAAAAGTGCCTTGATGATGTAGCCGTGTCCTTTGGCGTAGACAGGAACACCGACGGTAACTGTCGTGGTGCTGATCCTGAGCGAGTAGCCGTGTTCGTCCTGCCGGTTGCAGGTCACGATGTTGTTCTGCCCCCGGCAGATCGGGCTGGTTCGCCCGCTGCCTTCCAGAACGTTTCCGAAGGGGTTGGCCTGCGCTGTCACGCAGACGCAAAGCGCAACCAGGATGGTTGCGATCAGTGCCTTTCTCATGGTGTCTCCTTCCACTAGGCACACGATCAGGCCAGCATCGTCTGACTATGGAAAGAGTTCAGCTATGAAGTAGCTGAGGGCAGCGTCAGAAACTGACGCCACCCTTAACTACGTCTCGTACCACCAGTCAAGTGCTTCTTGAACTTGACTGGCTGTGAGGAACGTCCAGTCTGTTCCCCAGTAAATCCAGGCAATACGTGCCTGCTCGGGCGTGATTACGTGCGGGATCAACGCCCTACACCTGGATGTTGTGGTTGGTCTGCATCAGGTCGATCACAGACTCCAGCCACCAACTCATGTTGCAGGCTGACTCAAACATCGTCAGATCGTCGGCAGCAAACGCAACTGCCAGCATCCGACGGATGCTTGAACGGGCACTCTCGATCTCGTCAGGCAACTGCTTCAACGCCTGCTCGGTGCTCACTTGCGAGAGATACTCCGCATTGTCAGCCTTCCACGCTGGTGTGACAGGACCGAACAACTCAGGTCTGTCACTGACTCGACGCATAGATAGCGCCGAGTTGCGCTTCTGGCTCATTGCCGTCTCCTTTCGTAGTTCAGGGCAGAGCCTGCGAAGACTCCACCCTTAACTACGATCAGTGATTCAGAAGCTCCTGCTGTCGAAGCTGTTCTGCGCAGGAGTCTTTCCCACAGTCGTCTCCTGGAGAGACTGCTGGTTCGCCGCAGACAGGGCAGAGGTGGTCGTTTTTGGTGTAGGCCTGCAACGCTTTTCTGCGCTCCGGGTCTGCCAGCAACGGTGTGTCTGCTTCCGTCCACGGCTTAATCGTCCCGTCTCGGGCGATCGTGACCTGTACGCCGTCGTCTCTGAGGATCCAGAGGTTTTCGGGATGCACGTTCGGGTCGAAGATCGCTGAGAGCAGAACGATTTCGCCACCATCGGCAAACTCCGCGAGGGCTGTCACCTGCGGGCCGCTGATGAGCATGTTCATCACCTCCCTTCGTCGTTCTGGAAGCCGTCAGAAATCTGACGGCAACCACAACTACGACGGTGTTCGTGCCCGGTACGCCCAGATGTAGATGGCGAGCAGTACCGGGGTCCAGAACGTCAACCATGCAATCTGGAAGGCGCTCATGCTGTGACGGGTTCTGATCGTGGGTTCGGCCAGCCCATCTTTTCGGCATGCTCGGGTCGGCAGATCCTCTGGCCGTTGAGCATGTCACTGGTTCCGTCGTCGTAGTCGAAATCGAACCAGCCGTCGCCCAGGTCGCGCCCGATCGTTCCGGGACGCATGGTGTAGTAGCAGTACGCTCTATCACCGGGGCGGTGGCTGATGCTCTCATCGTCTACATAGACGAGATCAGTCATCGCTGTCTCCTTTCGTAGTTCAAGGCACCGTCAGTTTCTGACGGCACCTTCAACTACACGAGGATCGTGTCGGGCAGCCGTGACGTGCGGTCGCAGGGCATTTCGTTCACGTACCTGCGTCCGACGGCAGGAACCGCGTTGAACGGTTCCTTCGACGGCTTCGTTGCGACGCGCCTGCTGTCGAGGCATTTCGCATACGACTTGAACGGGACGGCAGTTACCTGCTTGGTCTCGTCTTCCATGCTGTGTCACCTCCTTAGTAGTTCGGGCCGTCCAGTCCAGTCCTGGACGACCCGCACTAATAAGCCAGGGCGCATGGCGCTGTCTCCTTTATCTCCCCAGAGATGGGCGTCAGAATCTGACGCGGTGGGATCTGCGAGGAACAGATCAACTACGCATTTCCCACTGACTAAATTATAACAAGAGGGTGGGGGCAGTTGCAAGTATTTTCAGCGTGACCACCCCAGGAAAAGCATGCTTTTTCATACCGTTTTCTAAAGCATGCTTTCATACCGTTTTCAAACGGAACCATTCATACCGTTTCTTAATCCATACCGTTTCTAAAACGGATCAGTGTTTGCCTGTTCGCTTGCGCCACTCGCGTTTCTGCGCAGATGACGCAGCGCGACACTCATCGCAACGGCATGAGTGGGGCTTGTTGTAGCGCACAGCTGTTCCGTGTTCTGGAACAACGATCGCAGCTCTCAGCTCTGCAAGGTATTGCTCCCGTGGCTTTCTACGCCCGGTGCGATGGTTGTATTCACGGATGTGGTCTGACCATGCTTTTCGGCATTCGTCGCAGCGGCATGCGTTGTTGCTGTAACGGCTGACGGTTCCGTGGTTCGGTATGCGCCGTAACTGCTTCGGCTTCGACTTCCAGTTAACTTTGAACTTGTTGTCTGTTCCGCTGTTCTGGCGTTCGTCAGTCAAGTTAAGTCCTTTCGCCCATTGACAGAAGGGTAAAGAAAAAGCCCCCGTCAGTAACTGACTGACGAGGGCTCTTTCTTGCGTAACGCTCACGGAATCGAACCGTGTTAACCACCCACCATTACCGGGTGGACACTGGCTAGCGCCAGCGCGTTTCTAGTTCATCGCGGCGATCTCTGCCATGAGATCGTCGAGGTCGAGCGAAGTCATGGCGGCAGCGATGCGCTCCGCCATTGCGTTCGTGACCGCGATGCAAACAGGGGTGCACATGCCGTCACCGAAATCCATGACCACGATGTTCCCCTGCGCTTGGTACTGGAACATTCCCATAACCAGTTGCTCCTTCTGTCTAGGACAACTAAGTAAACATTAACACGCCAGTGAACTCACTTTCAACTCGTCAGTTAACTGAACTGGCAACGAACTGTTGAACTCTCTGCTAACTGCGACAGTCGCGCAAACGAGCCAGCTGCGAACTGTTCCTGGGTGCGTCAGTTTCTGACGGTCGGGGCTCTACCTGGTGGGTGGTCGAGGGCACAAAAAAAGCCCCCCACCCGCGAAGGGTGGGGGGCTGGTGGTGCGGTCTAGCGTAGCGCGTGGTCTGGGCGACGTTTCGGTGCTGGAACGGTGAAGCGTGATCCGTAGGGGTAGCGGTCTGCCTGCCGGATTCGATGCCTTCGCTCGGCGCCGATGGCGTTCCAAATCATCATGCGGGTGAAGGCGTTGTGTCGGTTCGGCCAGCAATACCGGATGTACTCGGCAGGACTGGCGATTCCGATTCCGTCACTCATCGGGCTCTCCTTTTTGTGAAGCGGTTCGGGTGGCACCCGAACCCTGGCAACTGCATACGGGGTTGTTGTCTGTGCTGGCAGGAATGGTCTAGCTAGGTGAAGCTACTGGGTCGGTGCGACCCAGAGAGACGCGGCGATTTTCGCGGCGTCCGCTTCGCCTTCCCACTTGCCCGCGAAAATCTTTCCGCAGGCCTTCAGTACGTCGGAAGCGGCGAGCGACGATGCCTCGCCTGCCTTCCGATCCTCCGCGCCGATGTTCTTCGCGGCGAGCAGAGCGGTGTAGAGAGCTGTTGCCAGCTCATGCACCGACCCTGCCGACGCCGCAGCTGCCACGCCACCATCGCGGACCTTCGCAGCTGCCTCGGACACGTTGAGAACGGGGGAGTCCAGCTTCGGCTGTTCCTTCGGAACAACAGCAGCCTTCTCCTTACCCCAGCGACCCACGGCGGGCTCCAGCTTCGACGCGGCGTACACGTCGAGAACAGCCTTCTTCAACGCCGGAGTCGGATCGACCACCAGACGCGGCGGGCGATCGGGACCCTCTGCCTTCTTCGCATCCCCGGACATGCTGACATCTGCCTTCGCAGGCAGACCGCTCCGGTTCGCGAGAGTCCAGTCGGAAATCGCCCGGTCGAGATGCTCCGTCAGAGCAGTACTCACGCGACTCTGAAGCTGCCCGCGAACGGGCTGGTCCAGACCGGCGTAGAACGGGTCGATAACCTTCTCCTTCAGCTCGGCGTAGGCGAGACTCTTTCCGCCGAAGTCTGGCATGCCAGACTGCAACGTGATCGAGAGACGCGCCGCGACGATCTGAGAGGCGACAGTGTGCGAAAAAGCACCTGCCCGGACGAACGCCGCAGCACCAGCCTTCAGAGCCGCAGCAACAGCCTGCGAAGCAGTGTGCAGAGCCGACGAATCGACCGTGGCACCATCCGACGTGTCATACGTCGGAACCTTCGACGGAGCGGGAGTCCGCTTCGCCGGAGTCTTCGCGGGAGTCTGTGTTTCTGTTGTTGCCATTACTGACATCACCCCTGTCTGAGTGATTGAGGGATGCCAGCACAGACAACGCCACCCGCCGCAGCCCACGTCAGTTTCTGACGTGCCCCCGGCAGGCGGTGAATCCCCGTATGCAGTTGTCAAGGTTCAAGTACCAGGTAGGCAGCTACACGGTCGATACCGTCGTGCTTCACCTACTTGCAGTAAGCGTAGCACGCCAGTCGAAGCACCCGCAAATGTTTCCAGCACAGACAACCCCCCAGCCAACCCCACCCCCCAGCACCCCCAGCGACCCACCCCCCAGAGCCACCCCAGAGCGACACAGAACGAGGCAGAGCGAAGCAAGAGTCCCCGCAGCGTCAGTTGGGCCACGTCCCCCGGAGCGACCGTCCGGAGCGACCGTGAGCGACCGTCAGAAACTGACGCTGTTTGTTGCCAGCACTGGCATCGCGACCGTTGCCAGCGCAGGCGACGCGGAGCGTTGCCAGCGCAGGCAAGAGCCCTGTTGCCAGGAGTGGCGACGCGGAGCGTTGCCTCGACTGGCGACTAGTTGTCGGCTCTGGCGACAGATCACGTTGCCAGCGACGAAAACGCGCGCGGTCTACCCGTCAGACGTTTTTTGCTGTGGCGCGGTATCGTTTCTCTTGATGTAGAATCGTGGGACTGAGTTCCGTTACCACGTAAAAGGAGGTTCGTTACTTTGGCTCTATCAAACGCAGAGCGGCAGGCGGCTTTCAAGGCGAAGCAGAAGGCTGAGCGGGAGAGGTATGCGGAGGCTGATCGGGTGGGGAGGGTGTTGGCGAACGATGAGGCTGCGAAGATTGCGGCGTATCGGGCGCAGCATGGTCGTGAGCCGGAGTCTGCGCAGGAGTTGGCTGCGCGGGTTGCGCGGGCGCAGGCGCATTGGCGGTGGCGGCTGGATAATGGGTTGCCGGTTTCGGTGTGGTCGTGATGGCGTTTCGCGATGAGGTTGCGTCTGCGCGTCGGAGGGCTGATGAGGTGCGGGCGATTTTGGAGGGGTTGCAGGCTCCTGCGGCGTTGTGTGTGGTGGCTGTGTGTTTGGAGTTGCGTGCGTTGGGGTTGGCGTTGGAGCCGCACTCGTGACTGTCATGGTGGATTGTTTTTTCTGTGGTGGTCAGGTGGTTGAGGGTCGGGCGTTTCGGCGGGTGACTGGTTGGGAGCGGTTGCGGGGTCAGGGTGGGGCGAATCAGATTGTGTTGCGGGAGGTTGTGGAGGGGAAGTTCGCGTGTGTGTTTTGTGTCGATAAGCTGCGTCGTGGTGTGCCGGTTGCTCAGCGCGGGTTGTTCTGATGCCGTCTCCTGAAAGGTTTGAGGGCAAGCAGGCGTTGTTTTTGCGCCGCCCGATCGCTCACAGGTCGAAGACTTATATTAATGTGCGTTGTACTGAGGTTGAGAAGCGTTTGTGGTTTGAGGCTGCTGGCGGCTATTCGCTGTCGGAGCTGGTGCGGAACCTTTTGAATGAGCACATCGGGTACACGCCTCCTGCGATCCGTCAGCGTCAGGTGTTGGGGAGGCCGCCGAAGCGGGCGTCGGTTTCTGCTGGCTCCCATTGCGGTTACAGTGGTTTGCCGAAGGCTGATTGTTTGTGCGATCTGTGTGTGAAAGGACGGGCATGAGCGACGTTTCTTTGCGCGACCAGGCGGTGGCCGAACTGAAATTAACCACTGTTGGCTACAAGAACTCTAAGTGGACGGTTCCTCCGGCAGGGACGCATTGGGCGAACGCTTTGGCGTTGCTCGCCCAGATCGGTAACACTCCTCCCCCGCCTTCCGGCGTTGTTGTCTACTACAACAACTCTGGTGCGTCGGCGTGGCCTGCAATCCAGGCGGTCGGCGGGAACACCCTGATCTGCGGGGCCGACGACATACCGTCAATGGACGCGCTGAAGGCGTCGGGTGGCAAGGCGTGGGCGACGTTGGGCTACTGGAACGACTCTGCCGGGGCGTTCTCCCGGACCGACCAGGATGTGCTCGCGGCGGCGAAACAGGCTGTTGCCAGCTATCCGGGCGTGATTACCGGCTGGTATGTGGCCGACGAGCCGTCCATGTCGCACAGCAACGCCCCCGCGCTGGTGGCGGCACGCGGTGCGCTCCTCCAATCTGTCCTTAACGTTCCGACGATCATCGCGATGTGGGACACCAGCATCTTCTCCAACTTCAAGGCGACCTGTACGGCGTTCGCGATCGACGGCTACCCGAACCGTGACAACTGGAACATGAACGACATAACCAGTCGGGCGACAGCGGCCGACAACATGGGCATCCACTACTACGGTGTTTTGGGTGCGTTCACCGACGGCGGCGTCTACCAGCTCCCCAACCCCTCCCAGTTAACCGAGATGGCGAACACCTGGAAGGCGACGAAGCAGCTCGGCCAGGCCGTCTACCTGTGGGGGCCTGGGGGCGGGCCAACGTCCGGCGAGCTGCAGAACCATCCTGAGCTGCTGGCCGTCCTGAAGGCGGAATACGCATGATCGGGGCCGGAATCTACATCGGCGGCGGCGTTCTCGTGCTGGTCGTGCTGGTCGTGCTGCTGTTCCTGCTCTTCGGACGCCGTGGCTAAAGACCGCACCATCGTTTTCCAGGGCGCGACGCTGTACCCGAAACAGCGGGACGCGATCTACGACCCTGCCCGCATCAGCTGCATCGAGTCCTCGACCAAAGCCGGGAAAACGGTCGGGGCGTTGGCCTGGATCATCGAGCAGGGGCTGAGGGGCGAACCCGGCCAGAACTACTGGTGGGTCGCCCCCGTCTACACCCAAACCGAGATCGCCTTCCGCCGCTGCTGGAACATGCTTGAACCACTTAAAGCAATGTGTAAGCGGAACCAGTCGGCGTTCTTCATTCTGCTGCCCAACCAAACCCGGATCATGTTCAAGTCCGGCGAGCGCCCAGACGACCTCTACGGCGAAGACGTGTACGCCTGCGTCATGGACGAAGCGTCCCGGATGAGAGAGGAGTCATGGCATGCAATCCGATCCACTCTTACCGCAACCCGAGGGCCTGTACGAATTATTGGAAACGTTCGTGGACGAAAAAACTGGTTCTACCGGCTCTCGCGTCTTGCGGAGTCGGGTGTCGATGGAATGGCCTTCCACCGAATCACCGCATGGGACGCTGTTGAAGCTGGAGTTTTGGCTCGCGAAGAAATCGACTCCGCCAAACGAGACTTCATCCGGCTAGGCCAAGAGGACGTTTTCCGCCAGCTGTACATGGCTGAGGCATTGGACGACGCCTCCAACCCGTTCGGCCTGCGAGCGATCGAAGCCTGCTGCGCCGGAATCGAGTTCTTCTCGCCCGACTCACCGATCGCAGCCGGAGTAGACCTCGCCGGACGCGGGGCGGTTAATGTCGTGAAGACCGGCGATGCGGAATCCCGTGACTGGACGGCCGTCTGCCTGTTCGACCGCAACGGCCACGCCACCTATTTGGACCGCTTCCGCAAACCCCACCGGGAAACCACCCTGGAGATCGTCCGCAGAGTCGGGCGGGTGATGGCCTACGTGGACTCGACCGGCACCGGCGACGCAATCGTCGAAGACCTGCAACGCCGAGGCGACATGCGCGTCCTCGGCTACACCTTCACCGACCGCTCCCGGCAAGACCTGCTGGAAGGGCTGGCGTTGGCGCTGCAAGAGGAAAAGATCCACTGGCCCGACTTCTCCACCAGCGACGGCAAAGGCAGCCTCCGCGACGAGCTTGAATCGTTTGAGTACAGCTACACGCCACGCGGTGTCCGTTACACCGTCCCCGACGGGATGACCGACGACCTGGCAATGGCCGCAGCCCTCGCGGTCAAACGGATGCCCTGGAAGCGCCTGACCGTCAGCCAGCCGATGAACCTGCCCCTGCACGGATCCCGCTGGGACGGCACCGGAGACACCGAAGCGTGGCGCAAATACCAGTCCGCCAAACCAGGAACGATGCAGGTTGAGGAGATCAGCGAACTCGCGCTGCCCGTCCTGACCGCAGGCCAGGGCGGATCGAAATGGACTGAAGCAGGTTGAAAGTGCCCCCCGGTTCCTGTTGAATCGGGGTATGGAGAACCAAATCACAATTAAGACGGACGGCACCGCTGCGGGCACCCAGGTGTACGCCAGCAACGGGGTCGCCCTCACCGACGTGCAGAAGCTCGACCTGAAGATCGAGGCGGGCAAACCCACTGTCTGCACCATGACCGTGCTGGAGATCAGCGGCGAGCTGCAAGCCGAAGTGACCGCGATCGAGAAGAAGATCGTGCCGCCGCTCCGCCTGGAAGAATCGATCCAGCTGCGCATCTCGCCCCCCCAGCGACACCTGGGCCGGATGCGCTCCCGCTACATCCTGACCAAGTTCACCCCACTCCCCACCTGGGGGACAAGCACCCAGCTGCTCGGCAAAGGCTGGATGGCCCCGATCGGCCCGCTCACAATCGAAAGGATGGTGAAGTGAGAGTTGAACTAGATTGGCCAGAGGCGGCAATAGCCGCCCAGGTCGGTATGAGACGGCAAATCGAGGCGTTGAGGCAGCATCGTCCCGATCGCCACGGCTTCGACGGCGAAGACGGTTGGACTATTCACATCGAGGGTGCGGCTGGAGAGATGGCCGTAGCCAAGCTCCGCAATCGCTACTGGAACGGTTCTGTCAATACCTTCAAAACTGGAGGTGATGTCGGGGCTGTTCAAGTCAGGACAAGGAGCAAAGCTCATTACGATTTGATCGTCAGAGACGATGATCGCAATGACGACGCCTTCTTCCTCGTCATAGGTCGCATCCCTGTGTTTGATGTTGTGGGCTGGATTAAAGGCAGGGACGCCAAGAGACCAGAATGGCTTCAAACCTACGGGGAAAGACCACCAGCCTACTTCGTCCCCCAATCGGCGCTGACGCTATGAGGCTGGTCTGCTGCTACGTCGAGGATCAGATCAAAGACGACACGATCCTGGCGATCGAACAGCATTGGGGTGACGCAGATTTCCATGTACTCAGTACAAGCGATCCGGTCGGATACGTGAAAACAATCCACGAGTATTGGAAAGAAGCAATCGGCATCTTCATCGTTGAACCAGACATAGTAATTCGACCAGATGTGGTAGATGCCGTTTTATATTGTGATTGTGATTATGGTTGCTTTCCCTACGAGTGGCTGACGAACGTCGGGCCAGCGTTGGGATGCACCTGGTTCCGCTCCGCGTTCATGCGGAAATACCCGAAAGCAATCGAGGAGGTATTGAACAGCCGAATCTCATGGAGGCAATTCGATGTGTTTCTGATGCGTCACCTTTTGGCACGACAATACGGCGAACAACCGCACGTCCATCTACCGCCAGTGGAGCATCTGAACGAACATAAACACCTGCTGCCAAACGCAGACCCGACTCCAATGATGGAGGTTCCAAGTGACATCGGCAATTTGTACTGAGTGCAAGCAAGAAAAGCCCATTTCTGCCTTCACCAGAGACACGAACTCCGGTGGCGGCTATCGCGGAGAGTGTCGCAACTGTCGTGCCAACCGCAGACGGATCAGATACGCCCTCAACAGGGGATTCCGGTTCGCTCACGTCGGCCGGGTTGAAAGGGTCTCATGGCTGAGCCGCTAGCGATCACCGTCATCGTCCCCACCATCGGCCGTCCGACGTTAGAGCGCTGCCTGCGCTCCTTCCTGCCCGACCTGAGCGGAAACGACGAAGTGGTCGTGATGGTGGACGGCGACCTGCCACACGTCGAGTTCCTCTGCCAGGAGCTGGCCCGCGAGTTCCCGCTCCCCGTCTGGACCTACGCCTGGGAGACCGAACAGGGCAACTGGGGCCACCCGCTGCGCAACATGGCGCTCGACCGTTTCGTGGACACCTCGCACGTCTGGACGATCGACGACGACGACGTGGCAGCACCCGGAGCGATCAAAACACTAAGGAAGTACATCCAGCACGACTTCGTGATTTTCAAGATGGAGTTCGGGCCGGGAAGCCACGCCGACGGCATCACCTGCTGGCGATACAAAACGATCATGCATGGCGACGTGGGCACCCCGATGATCTTCGCCCGCAAGTCCGACTCCCGCTTCGGCCTGCACTACTCCGGCGATCTTGACTACGCGAAGGGGCTGAAGGCAATCTACGGCGAACCGACCTGGGCACCAGAGGTAATCGCCCACATCCGACCGGAGGAAACCGATGCTGCACTTTAAATGGATCTTCACCCTGACCGACGCGGCCGGGGGCGGCACCATCACCGCCGACCACCGGGACGTGAAGAAGACGCTCGACAAACGCCCGCCGTTCTCCCAGCCCCAGCTGGTCTACGAGGTGTTGGACGGGCGGGTGTGGCGCAAGCTGTGGCCGGAAGACATCCAGCGGGTCGAGCAGGAAACGGTGTGAATGCACTGGTTGAACCACCAATACTGGTTCAACGAAGGTGCCAACTACTGGCAGTGGATCACGTCGTTCATCGCGATTGGTGGCTGGTCAACTGTGCTCTGGCATCTCTGGCATAACCGCTGCTTCTACTGCTACATCCGCCAGGGCCAGGTCCCGATCGAGGGGACTGTGCATAAGGCCTGCAAAAAGCATGCGACCGAGAATGGACATATGCATTGAGAGCGATCATCTTCAGCAAGGACAGGCCAGCCCAGCTCGACCTGCTGCTTAATTCGATACTGAAGAACTTCAATGGTTTGTTCGCCAGCGTTGTTGTGCTCTACAAGGCGACCGCCTCGGAGTTCGACCAGGGCTACGACCTGATCTTTGAGCTGCACCAGCAGACGCTGATGATCCCCCAGCAGGGTTTCTTCAACGACACCAAGCAGATCCTGGACAGCCACTGGTCGCATGTCGCGTTCCTGACCGACGACGACCTGTTCTACCGGCCGTTCCGTTACGTCCCCTACCCGCAGGAGGCCCTCGATGCCGACCCTGATCTGCTGACCGTTTCGCTCAGGTTGGGCGGCAACACCACCTACTGCTACCCGATGCGCTGCGAGCAGATGACGCCCTCCGGGACGGAAGTCAGCGGCGACATGCTCAAGTACATCTGGCGGAGCGGCCAGTGGGACTTCGGCTACCCGGCGTCCCTGGACGGGAACGTGTGGCGGCGCGACGATCTGCAGGAGCTGCTTTGGGGCAAGGAGTTCTCCAACCCGAACGAGCTGGAAGACGTGCTTGTGAAAGCAACGAAGAGCGCACGTCAGAAACTGACGGGCATCTACCAGGAGAGCTGTCTGGTCAACATTCCTGCGAACATCGTGAACACCACCCATCGCAACCGTCACGGCGAGACGTACCCGTTCGCGGCCTACGATCTGAACCGTGAGTTCCTGAACGGGAAGCGGCTGTCGTTGGGCGGGATGGATCTGAGCAACATCGACGCTGCCCATTGTGAGCGGCAGCTTGTCTTCAACTACTGAAAGGCACTCATGGAACAAGATGAGATTAAGACGTGGTGGGATGCGTTCGCGCAGGCCGGTGGGCTTGATCAGCTAGAAACCTGGCTTGGTGGACCGGACGCACCCTCCCGGCTCCGCATCCGGCAGCGGATCGCTGAGTGCGAATACAAGACCGTGACCGACTGCGGGGCCGGGTTGGGCATCGACTGGATCGGCATGCAGAACATCAGCTACCCGGTTGACTACATCGGGGTCGAGCCGTCGAAGGCCCTCAGAGATGCGTCAGACAAGATCGCCCACACCTACGGCAAAGGCAAGATGCCTTTGGTCGAGGGGACGATCGAGAAGCTGCCGTTCCAGGACTCAAGCCGCGACCTGGTGTATGCCCGCCACATTCTGGAGCATCTGCCGAAGATCCAACCTGCCCTGAACGAAATGATCCGGGTGGCCCGCTTTGAGGCGGTGGTGGTGTTCTTCATGCGCCCAGGCAAGGAGACCTACCTGACCAGGGAGATCGACGGGCTGTGGCAGAACTGGTGGTCGAAGTCTGAGATCGAACGTGTGCTTGAGCTGAACGACAAGGTTGAGGTGTGGTTCTGGGAGACGCTGCACAACGAGGTTCTGCTCCATATCTACGTGAAGGGTTCCACAGTTGTTGATCTGTCCCGTGTGGGAAACCGTCTGCTGGACACGATCACCGAGGAGCCAGCTCCCGAGCCGGAGCCTGTCGATGCGGCAGCCGAGGCGGAGACGATGGTGGACTGGCCGTCTGTTTCAAACGTGGCTCCGCATGAGGCCGAGGCTTTGCGCAGGGCGGGCAGGCTGTGATCGAGAAGCTCGTCGTTTGGGGCGGGCACAAGGATCTGTCGTCGCACCGGCACATCCATCGCCACTACCACGAGACAGCCCGGAAGATGGGGATTCAGTCGGTGTGGGTGAACGACATCGAGGCCCGAAACGATTTACTGGGACCCGGCGTTACCTGCATCGCGATCGACATCGACAGCGAATACCTCGACTACGTTGAGGGCACCCGCTATGTGCTGCACAACTTCGACGCCTCCCACGTCGTCTGTCAGCACGCCCCACCGGAGGACATCCTCCGTATGCAGGTCTGGACGGACGCGGCGACCGGCGAGAAATGGGATGAGTGCCGCTCGTTCGACAAGGACGGCCGGATCGTTTTCTTCCCCTGGGGGACGAACCTGCTGGCCGAGGAGTTCATGGAGCCGGTCTTCAACACCACCAGCAACGAGGCTGTTTTCGTCGGGGCGATCTGGTCTGAGCGTTCCTCGATGGGCGAGCTGGGCAACGAAATGGTGATCTCCGAGCTGCGCAACCGGCTGGAGGGGCTGGGCTTCAAGTTCGTTCACTACACCCACATCTCCGACGAGGACAACGTGCGGCTGATCCGGCAGGCGAGGCTGGCCCCGGCGATCGCTGGCGGCTGGCAGGTCGGGCATGGCTACCTGCCCTGCCGTTGCTTCAAGAACGCCTCCTACGGCCAGCTGATGTTCACGAACGTGCATGCGGTGAACAAACTGTTCAGCGGTGCGACGGTGGCTGGCAACGGCACGAAGGAGCTGCTGGAGAACGTGCTGAAGCTGCGGCAGAAGGACTTTTCCGAGCTGGTGCGTGAGCAGCAGAAGATCGCAGCCCGTTACACGTACCGGCAGAACCTGGAAAACATCGACCGTGCGTTTCAGGAGCTGCGATGAAAACCACATTGGTCACCGTTGTGACCGGGGAGATTTACGAGAAGTTCGCTGATGATCTGTTCGACTCAGCCGAGCAGTTCTTCCACCCCACCGACGAGGTGGAACTCCTGATGCTGTCAGGGACACCTGGTTGGCCGGAGGCAACAATGCTGCGTTGGCATCATCTGTTTCTCGGCTTCCCAGAGTCTGACTACGTGTTCATGTCTGACGCCGACATGCTGTTCGTCGCAGATGTGTGGGACGAGATCCTGCCCAACGACGGGATCACCGCAACTCAGCATCCCGGCTACGTCGGAGAGGTAAAGGAGCGACTCCCCTACGAGCGACGCCCGGAATCATTCAGCTATGTCGCGCCACATCGTGGCGGCACCTACTACTGCGGAGGTTTCGTCGGTGGAACAGCAGAGGCGATGTTCGACCTGGCCGAGATCGTCTCTGACAAGATCAACCTTGACCGGGCCTCCGGAGTGACTCCGGTCTGGCACGACGAAAGTGCTCTCAACCACACTTTGCTGCTGGTCAAGCCCGAAGTAGTTCTCACCCCGTCCTACTGTTATCCAGATAACGACTCGTACTACAAGACGTTCTGGCCCGAGCAGTACGAGCGGAAGCTGGTTGCCCTGGATAAGACACCCGCCCAGCGGGTGGGGCGATGAGCGATCTTGCCTCGTCCTACTGGCGGATGCGTTACAGCGACCCGAACGGGGTTAAGCACCACTCTCGGCAGAACTACCAGATTTCCCGGGATTTTCTCCGTCAGGCACGCGAACACCCCCTGATCAACGCTGCCCTGGCAGGCCCGGCGATCATCGAGATCGGCTGTGGCACCGGCGAGCTGTCCGCGATGATCAACGAGCTGTACAGGCCAACCACGATCTTCGCGACCGACTTCTCCCGCGAAGCAGTTAACCAGGCGACCGTTAAGCATCCGACGTTGTTCTTCCGCAAGTTCGACATCCTCCACGACACGATCGGCCATTTCTTCGACCTGGCGGTCGCGTCGAACGTGTTGGAACACTTCAAAGACTACGAAACGATGCTGGAACGGATGTTCGGTTTGGCAGACCGGGTGCTGATCCTGGTGCCGTACCGGCAGAAGGGCCTGGACGGATACGACATGGAGGGCGGGGCCGGGCACGCCGTCTCCTTCAGCCTGACCAGCTTCAAGCACTACCAGACGGTGGAGGCGTTCACGTTCGAGACTCCGGGCTGGACGCACAGCGGCGGCCGGGAGGTTCCGAAGCAGCTCGCGATCCTGTTGGCGCAGAAATGATCACCGTCTTCATCGGAACCTTCAACCGCTACGAAACCCTGGAACGGACGGTCAATTCGTACAGGTGGATGACGACTCCGCATGAGTTGGTGATCGTCGACAACGGCACCGACGACCCACGCTGCCGGAGGCTGTTGCGCGACCTGAAGTTCCAGAAGCGGGTGAAGTGCGTCTACAACCTGCCCGGCTGCAACAACATGGAGGAGGCGACCGACAACTTCAACGTTGCGATCCGCGACCAGTTCGAGACGGACGGCCAGGAATGGTTCGCCGTCTCCGAGGCGGACGTGTCGTTCGAGAACACACATCCGGATGCCTTCGACGTCTACCTGGAAGTCGCTGAACACATGCAGACCGCTGTCGGCCCGCATCTGCGTGTCGACGCGGAAATCCCGACCTACTACCCGCTCCGCTCCCGCGTCTTGGCCTGCGAAACCTGGATGCAGTACCGGCAGGACATGCAGGAGGTTGACGGCATCTTTTTCAACAAATGCCAAACCGACACGACGTTCCATCTGTTCCCGCGCACCAGGTTCTTCAACCGGCTGCACATGAACCCGATCCGGGTCGGGCCGCCCTACGACGCCATGCATCTCGACTGGTACCTGAACATCTTCGAGCCGAACTACGAAAACAGCGTCTACATTCCAGGGCTGCGGCCTGTTGGCTCCTGGGGGAAAGCCTGGATCCGTGAGTTCTGGTTTGCGTTCCAACGCTCGCCGGAAGAGGCGTACCAGCTGCTGCTGCGGGAGCCGATCATCCCCGACCTGGACAACGCGTCGTTCATGCTCTCGTGGTGCCACCAGTACGGCCACGGCTGCGAGCGTGATTTGGAAAAGTCGAAGTTCTACCTGCGCCGGGCGATCCCGCACCCCGGTGATCACTACTGGCCCTACGAGAAGAACTGGATGGCGATGATCTATGAAAACGACTTCGAATCACTCGGCTGGGGTTGACGCCTTCGTTGTCGGCTTCGGCCGACCCGATCTGCTCTGGGAACAGAAACGGCTGATCGACAAGTTCTGCCCGGAAATCAACGGCATCTGTGTGATCGACAACACGATCACCAATCCGAAAGGGATGGAGCAAACCTGTTTGCAGCTGGGTGTCGGCTACATGCGCACCCCTGGCGGCTCGACGCTCCACAACGACGCCCTCAACCACGCCGCGAGGGTGGCACGCGAAAAAGGATCCCGTTACTGGATCACCCTAGACCATGACGTGTTCCCCCGTCACAATGTGACGCTGATCGACAAGATCAGCAAGGCCGGGTTCTACGGGATCGGCCAGTCGCACCCGCCGTCGCAGAAGCAGTATCTGTGGCCCGGCTTCTGCGCGTTCGACCAGGAATGGTTGGGCGACCGGATACCGAACTTCGACGGGATCCGTGGCGAACGGAAACGCGACGACGGCGACTGCGGCTCGATGCTCTGGTCGCTGTTCACGCCGGAGGACTGGGCGAAGATGCACCGGCCCGAACATGGTTACGGGGTGATCCGGCCGGAGGACGGCTACGGGCTGCAATCGCACGGCTACGAGTTCTTCGACGGCTGGATCCACTTCACGAACGCCTCCAACTGGATGGAAGTTCCGAAGCCGTTGGATAGGGACAAAATGCTGCGCGACATGATCAAAGAGCTATGAGCATCGCGTCCGCGCTCGGAATGAGGGAGACTTACCAGGTGATCCTGGAACGCGACGCCCTGCGGCCGGAAGGCGTCACAATCGTGATCCCCTGTTTCGAACAGTCGCACTTCCTGGCTGAGGCGTTGCTGTCCTGCACGAAGCAGACGGTGCAGCCGGTCGAGATCATCGTCGTCGACGACGGCTCAACACCGATGCATGCGGCGAAAACCGAGGAACACTGTTCGAACTACCACGCCCGCTATGTGCGGGTGACGAACCGTGGTTTGCCGTCAGCCAGAAACACCGGGCTGATGCTCACCCGGAGCGACGCTTTTCTGCCCCTCGACGCCGACGACTGGATCGAGGACACCTACATCGAGAAGATGTATCCGCTGCTCAGGGACGCCGACGTTGTTGTCCCTGGCCTCCAAGAGCACGGCCCGACCCGGAATGGCACATACATGCCAGGATACGATCGGCCGCTCGATCAGGTCACCGTTGATGTGATGTGGGAGTTCAACCGCACCTACTACTGCTCCCTGTTCCGGACGGAGTTGCTGAAGTCGGTTGGAGGCTACAACGGCCGGATGACGGACGGGTTTGAGGACTACGACCTGGCGATCGACCTGATGACTCGTGGTGCGAGATACGCTGCGGTTAACGAGGTGCTTTTCCATTACCGCACCCGCCCTGACGGGATGCTGACCGACGCGATGGGGAAACAGCATCTGATCAAAGCGGAAATGCGCCGCCACCACCAGATGTAAGCTCCGGCCGGATGGCCCGGCTGATCGAGGTTAAACACCACGCGATCGAACAGTTCCGGGAACGGTTTCCGATCCGTTTGCGCCGTGAGGAATTACGGCAGCTGATCGCCCATGAAGTGCAGTCGGCGTTGGATGAGGGCCGATATTCGTCGAAGGAGCCGCGCTGGTCGAGAGGCAAACGCGCCCGTGGCAAACGGAACTTCCATGAGATCGACCGCACGTTACGCTTCTGCTGGACACAAGACGAAAAACGTCTCTACCTGATCGACAAGAGAGGCTCAACAGTTAGGGTGATAACCTCGATCCGCCCGTCGGGCGATACTTCTGATCTGTGAGCGAAATCGAAAGAGCCAACTACCGGTGGAACGGCGACTTCGGTCCTCGCGAAATCATCTCGTTTACTAAAGCCGCCAGCCCGCAGGCGAAATACTGGTTGGGTGGTGGCGCCGACATTTACGAGGAGTACGGCCGTTCCGGTCTGCGCCACTGGGGCGGCTTCGTCTTCGAGGAATGGCTTAACCAGCTTCAGCAGGGACGGCAGGCCGCCCAGGTTTACCGGGAAATGTCGGACCAGGATCCGATCATCGGCGCGATCCTGTACGCGATCCAGTCGTTGATGCGCCGGGTGTCATGGTGGTTCGAGGAGAAAGACACCCGTGGCGCCGTCTGGATGCAGTCGGTTTTGGACGACATGATGTTCTCGTGGGAGGACACGCTCGGCGAGATCCTGTCGTTCCTGCCGTACGGGTACAGCTACCACGAAATGTGCTTCAAGATCAGGAACGGCTACAGCCCTGTCCAGTCGTTGAACAGCCGTGAGACGGACGGCACGATCGGCCTGGCGAAGATCCCGCTGCGGGCCCAGGACTCGCTTTGGAAATGGGTTTTCGACGATGTTGGCGACATTGAAGGGATGATCCAGAACCCGCCGCCGGACTATCTGCTTCGGTTCATTCCGCGTGAGAAGGCGCTGCATTTCCGGACGACGGTGTTCAAGGACAACCCGGAAGGGCGCAGCATCCTGCGCAACGCCTATCGCTCCTGGTGGTTCGTGAAGAACATCCAGCAGATCGAGGCGATCGGGATTGAGCGCGACCTGGCCGGGCTGCCGGTGCTGACGCCGCCGGAAGGTGTCGACATCTGGGATGTAAACGACCCGGACATGGCGCAGATGCTGCAGCAGGCGAAGGTGACGGTTTCGAGCATTCGCCGGGATGAGCAGGAGGGTGTGGTGTTGCCGTTCGGCTGGACGTTGGAGCTGCTGAACTCGGGCGGCCACCGCCAGTTCGCGGCCGGAGACGTCATCTCTCGTTACGAGACACGGATGGCAACGTCGGTGCTGGCCGACCTGGTGATGATGGGCCAGGACAAGGTCGGCTCGTATGCGCTGTCGGTGACGAAGAAAGACATGTTCTCCGCCTCGTTGGGCGCCTATCTGGACATCATCAGTTCGGTAATCAACACCCAGATGATCCCGACGCTGTGGATGCTGAACGGGTTCAAAGACCCGATGCCGAAGCTGTGCCACGGCTCCGTCGAAACGATCGACCTGGACACGTTGGGCAACTATGTGGGCAGGGTCGCGAAGGCAGGCGCCCCGATCGACTGGTCGACGGCGCTGCCGTGGATGAACGACCAGGCTGGTATCCCTGCCGCTTCCCCCGACTGGGATTACACCGCTCTGCCGCAGCAGAACAGCGGCTTCGGTGACAATTCGACAGAGGACTCGTCGGGGAGCAGCGGCGAGAACAACAAGTCGTGATCGACCTGAACGGGGTAACTACCCGTCCAAAAGTCGATGGAAAGCTATTCCAACTTCTTAAGGGCCAGGCGAAGCCACGCGACCTGAACCTGCGGGTGCATGGCATGCATCACGCGCCGCAGAACCATCTGATCTACCGGATGGAAACCAGGGACGGCCACTACGTTGGGAAAACGAACCCGACGAAGCTGAGGGCGAAGAAGGGCGACATTCTCCACATCCAGGCGAACGACTTCGCGTCCGACGCTTCCGGCGACCTGATGTGGATTAACCCGAACGTGGTTGCCCATTACAAGGATTCCGCCCATTCGTGGCGTGAGTTGCAGGCGCTGGCCGGTGGTGAGCTGTACAAGGACACAGCGCCCGGCCCGGCCGGTGATCTGCCCCCGGCCGGTGACCAGGGTGCGTCGTCGGCGATGCCGCCTGCGTTGGACGAGATGAGTTTGGCTGCCGCCTCCCCGGTCGGGCCGCCGTTGAGTTCCGTCCACGTCAACCGCCCACTAAAGGACATTTCCGTTGGCTACATGGGTCGTACGAAAAAGCTGCGCGTCAGCAAGGCCGACAAGGTTAAGCAGCTCGTCTACGGGGTTGTGTTGGAACCGAACACGCTCGACTCCCAGGACGACTACATGCTTCCGAACCAGGTCGAGAAGGCGGCCCACAACTATCTGAAGAAGTCGATCCGGGGCAAGGCGTCGGTGTCGAAGCTGCAGCACCGCAAGCCCGGTTTCTTCAAAGACAAGCCGTCGGTGGTTCCGGTCGAGTCGTTCATCGCCCCCGTCGATTTCACCTACGACGGGAAGGAGATGATCAAGAAAGGAACCTGGGTGCTTGTCCTGCATGTTGAGGACAAGCAGGTGTGGCAGGACGTGCTGGCGGGGAAATACACCGGCCTGTCGATCGGTGGCTCCGGTATCCGCCAGTCCTACCATGTGCCGGTACCGGCCGACTTTATGGGCCATTTGGAGCCTGAGGATTGGGCTGCGTCTATCAACGCCCAATTCAACGTTCCGGGTGCAGGTGGATGATCTTGATGTTGGATTCGACACCATCGTGGGTCGGCAGCGTCCCAACTTGGTTCCTGCTCATCGTCGCGATCGGCGCCGCCTGGCGTCTAAGTAGAGGCGGCGGCGGCTCGGCGGTTCAGGAGCTGTCGGAGGCGAACAAGGTGCTGACCGAGGCGCTTGAAAAAGAGCGTCTTTTGGGTGCCGACCGTCAGCGCCGCATCGAACTGTTGGAACACAAAACCGACGTGTCGATGGTGTTGGACCCGTTCATCAAATGGGCGAACGAGCATGAGCAGGCCGACATTGACCGACATGAGATCACGGTGAAGGCGTTCAACCATGTGGTTACCGAGCTGAAAAAGGCCGACACACGTTCCGATGAGCGGGCGAAGGTTCTGGCGAAAACAACAGCCGAAAACACCGAGGCGAGCCTGGTTGTACTGCAGAAGATTTCTCAGCACCTGGATGATCTGAACGGCTCCCTGGCCGACGTTAAACGGATGGCTCTCGGCAAATAGAAGAACGTTCTTTATTCGGGTGGCGATAGAACCCCCGAATGAAGCTTCTAACCGATGTAGATGGAGACGAGGTCTCTCTCGTCGAACGCGCCGCAAACAGGCGGCGTTTTTTGCTGCTGAAGGGAGCAAGGAAATTGGACACAGAGCTTTCGGACATCCTTGAAATCCCGTGGGAGCGTGAGGGTTCTCTCCTGGACGAGATCCGCAAAGACGGCCTGAACGACGAGACAGTCGAGAAGGCTGTTGTTGCTGCGGTCAGGCTGCTCAAGGGCGTCGAGGGCGAGTTCTCTCCCGAGCTGATCGAGAAGATCGGCACCGAGCTGTACGGCCGGATCAACCCGCCTCTGAACACCACCACGGTGTCGGGGATGGGCGACCTGTACGGATCGTCTAGCGGCGATGACACAGACGGTTCCGCTAGTGGCGCCCCCAAGGACGGGTCAGGAACCGACGGTGAGCTGTTCGGGACCGGAGAGACGGCGCCGAAGGTAGCCGCCGACCATGCTCCTGGTTGCGACGGCGATTGCGGAGGGACCTGCATGGCGAAGGATGCCGGTGACGGCCCGGAGGACGACGCCAACGATCAGAAACCAAGTTTCGCTGACAGGTTCAAGCGGAAGGGCAAGCAGGCTGTTGCCAAGGAAGACCCGGTTGATGCCGGGGGAATCGACGACACAGAAGGGGGCACAGTGGAGTTCCAGGTGCCGGTACAGAAGGAAGACGGGGGCTGGGACTACACAGGAGTCCCCGAGGAGGCCCGCGCATTCTTCTCGACTCAGATCGAGAAGGCGGACAAGATGGCAAAGGATCTGGCTGAGGCGCAGGAGCGTCTGCAGAAGGCCGACGACACGATGAAGCATCGCGAGGCTCTCGCGAAGGCCGCTTCGCTGTCGCATGTTGCCCCCGCAGATGATCTTGCCCCGATCCTGAAAGAGGCTGCCGAGAAGCTGGCCCCGGAGTCGGTGGAGAAGCTGCATGAGCTTCTGTCGGCTGCGGAGACGCGGATCGCGAAGGGCGACCTTTTCACGGAGCAGGGCAGCCGGGCGACGGCCGACGGTACACCGAAGTCGGATGCTTACTCGACCGCGGTTGAGAAGGCGTCGGAGATCGTGTCGAAGTCGGACGTGAAGATGTCTCAGGAGCAGGCGCTGGCACGGGTGTTCGAGCAGGATCCGAGCCTGTACAGCAAGTATCTCGCTGAGACCGGAATCGGGAGGATCTCGTAATGGCCGGTCCTGCTTACGGAACCAATACCGGCCAGGACTTCACCCTTCAGGCCAACACCGATCAGACAGGCAACCAGTTCAAGTTCGTGCAGTTGGCCTCGACGGGCTATCTCGTCGTGGTCTCCACGGCTGGTCAGCGTGCGATCGGTGTCATGCAGGACGCACCGGTCGGCTCCTCCTCGGCGCCGGTTGCTTCTCAGGTGCGCATGCTCGGCCCGACGAAGATCCAGGCTGGCGGAACGTTCTCTGCCGGTGACCTTGTCACGTCGGATGCGTCCGGCAAGGCAGTGAAGTACACGGGTTCGACGGTGTTCACCGGAACGCCGTACACCGTCTCGGGGAGCCAGGTGCTTGGGGTAGCTCTACAGGCAGGCGCTGCTGGTTCTGACACCGCAATCCTGTTCAACCCATCCGGCCTTTGCGCCGCGGGCGACTAAGGGAAAGGAGCTGAGATCAAATGGCAGAACCTACCCTTAGTGCTGTACACGTAAACCGCCCGCTGACGAACATCAGCCAGGCGTATATGCAGGACTCGACCGACTACATCGCGGACAAGATTTTCCCGGTGGTGCCGGTGCAGAAGCAGTCGGATCGCTACTTCATCTACACGAAGGGCGACTGGTTCCGTGATGAGGCGACTGAGCGTGCCCCTGGCACCGAGTCGGCTGGTGGCGGGTACGGGCTGGACAACACACCGTCGTACTACGCGCCGGTGTATGCGTTCAGCGTCGACGTTGATCCGCAGATCAGGGCGAACTCGGACGAGCCGCTTAACGCGGACCGTGACGCGACCCTGTTCATCACGCAGCGGATCCTGCTGAAGCGGGAGATCCTGGTTCAGAACACGGTGATGGCAACATCGACGTGGACGGGTTCGACGACGGGCGGCGACATTACGCCGTCGCCTCAGTGGAACCTCGCGAACTCGACGCCGCTGGAAGACATTGAGGCCCAGATTTGGGCTGTCAAGCAGACGACGGCGAAGTTCCCGAACCGGTTCATCCTCGGCCCGCGGGTCTGGGAAGTCCTGAAGAACCACGACGAGATCGTGCAGCGCATCAAGTACACCCAGCGGGGTGTGGTCACCACGGATCTGCTGGCTTCGCTGATCGCGCCTCCGGGAGTGGACAACTTCCAGGTGCTCGTCGGTGCCGCCATCCAGAACCTGGCGAACCAGGGTGCGACTGACAACTTCCAGTTCATCACCCCGACGAAGGACTGTCTGCTGCTCTACGCGGAGCCGCAGCCGGGAATCATGGTTCCGTCGGCCGGGTACATCTTCACCTGGGTTGGTTTGCTTGGTTCCGGGTCGTTCGGGTCGCGGATCTCTCAGATCCCGATGCCGTGGCTTGGGATCGGCACCGTCCGGACTGAGGCTGAGCTGGCGTTCGCAACCAAGATCGTGGGTGCCGACCTGGGAGCGTACTTCCACAACGCGGTATCTGCGTAAGCGGGTAGCTGGGGGTAAAGTGGGGGGCCGGTAGGAGCGGCCCCCCACATACCAAGGAGGAAGTCATGGTTACGCAGGCGCAACGAGAAAGGAAGCTGGCGGAGTTGCAGATTCAGTACACGTACATCGCGACGTTCCCGATCACGGTTGAGCATCCTGTCGGTTCGGGCGAGATCGTCAGGTATGAGCCTGGCGATGTTGTCCCTGCCGGTGAGTGGGGTGCTGCCGCGGCGAACCTGATGGAGATGGGGAAGATTGAGCGGTTGCAGGTGAACGTGTCTCCGTCGGGTGAGGTTGTGAAGGGGACGGGTACCGACCGTGAGCGCACCGTTCCGGCGCTGCCGGTGTATGGGGGCGACCCGATCGTCGATACCGAGTTTCCGTTGCATGTCGGTGCGGGCTGGTATGTGCTTTCGGATGGGACAAGACTTCGCGGCAAAGACGCCGCCCATGAGGCCGAGAAAGGACTTGTTAAATGAGCGGTTTCGCTGAGGAGTATCCGAACCAGTTCCTGGGCCTCGACACGGCTCAGAACACGAACTCGGGTGCTGTGAATGTTTTCGGATCACCGGTTCAGCTTGCAACGAACCAGGGTGCGACTGGCATCGTTGTGAACTCTGGTGCCGGTGTTCCTGCCATCGGCGGTAACGTCGGTGACGCCTACTTCCGCACCGACTTTTCGGGTGCGAACACTTGGCTGTATCAATGCACAGTCGCTGGTGCTGCTGGTGCTGCGACCTGGGTGGGCAAGGTTTAAGAGTGGCTGTCACTTCCGGACAGAAGGCGATCGACACAACGGTGGGGGGCACGCTGATCGTGGCTGCCCCCAACGCCACCTACGGCCAGGAGCAGGGCGGCTATCTGCTGTCGAACCGCGACATTGCCCTGTCGAACAGCTCGGGTGCGATCGTGTATCTGGGACCGTCGGGGGTCACGACTACGACCGGCTACCCGTTGGCGGCCTCCGGGACGTTGAAGATTCAGCTGCACATCGACGAGGCCCTGTACGGGATCGTTGCTTCGACCGGCTCGACTGTTTCCTTTCTCGCTTCCGGGAGTTAATCCGTGACTGGTAAGCCGCGCTGGTGGTATCCAGACCAGCAGTTTGGCTACCGCATTGCTGACGACGGCACCGTTGAGATTTTCTCGCTCAACGGTGTTG